GCACTAAGGTGGACTCAGTTGCTAATCGATTAGTTACATTTCCAAATGGTATGAAACACACAGGAACATCAACAACTAACTCATCATTTCGTATGGTAATCAATTTTAACTATGTTTGATATTTTAGAATCAATAGCAAAAAAAGAACTCTATATGGGTTACATCTTTGGTATTATGATCTTAGGTGGATTTATCAGAGAGTATCATGTATTAAATGATGTTTACTCACTCGCAAAGAAATATATTAAAGACAACAGGGTGATGATAATTCTCACCTCTATTTTAGGTGGTGTGTTACCTATACCTGGTCGTGTGGCATTGTCAGCACCATTGTTAGATGCTATAGCACCGCCTGATAAGAAGAAGAGAAGTGCATTCGGTATTATTGATTACTTATCTACACATCATTACTATTGGTGGAGTCCATTAGAAAAGACTATTATATTGCCTATGGCAGCATTGGGTATAACTTATAGAGAAATGTTAGGTTATACTTTTGTGCCATTGTGTATCTGTTTATTATATACATGGTGGTATATATTTTCTAAAGTTGACCCTAGATCAGTTATACCTAACATGGATAATATCCGAGACTTCAACTGGCAGAGGGCATTACGAGGTTGGGCACCCTTTATTGCTACGATCTGGTTTTTATTGTGTGTAGGTAAGGCAGGTGCTATATTCTTTTTCCCTTGGTTCATAGGTATGGCATGTTATTATAGTATCCTATGTAAAGATTGGAGGTGGGGTAAATATCTTGATGGTAACTTTGCTATTATTGCAACTATAGTATTGGCATTAGGTGGTGTTGTAGGTATGATAAAAGAACCTGTTATGGTGTATCTCAAGTCAGCAGACCCGACTATGATTGTACCAGTATCAATAGTGGGAGCAATAGCAGCATGGATTATGGGTTCATCTGGTAAGTATGCAGGAATGACATCAGCACTTGTATTGATATTTGGTCAGCAATATCTCGTATGGTTTTTAGTAACAGAATACTCAGGATATCTACTATCCCCTGCACATAAGTGTTTGATGATTGGACAGCAATACTTTGGTACACCTATCAGAAAATACTATAAGGTGTTGGGTGGATTGTGTGCATGGTTAATAGGATACGCATGGTTGACAACATTCCTATAGTGTGCTAAAATTTTATTATATATTATCAATACGATGACATCATCTACTAAAACAACACAATACTCTATAAAAGAAATCAAAACTCTTATTGACCAAGGTAAATGGAAAAAGTTGATGGATTTTGATAATAGATATTTTGGGAGTAACTCAAGTGGGGAATGGATACTTGAGAAGACTGAACAGCATAGAGAATTTGAATATGATGAAGATCATGTTGATTATATTAGGTCTGAGTTTGATATTGATAAACTTGATGCAAAGGTAGCAGTTAAGTTTAATACTGAAACTTACGATACAGACAAAGAAACTGGAGAGGATTCTCTACTTGCAAGAAAAGGAGACATGTTAATAGTAGGTGGAACACATACATGGTATGTAGAAATGAATGAAGGTGTTAATGTAAGTCCAAAAGGAATCAATATAGTAGATTTTGAACAAGACTTAAATGGAAGTATTGCTAAATTAATAGCATTTGGAACTGCTATCAACAAACACAAAGTTGCAAAAAAACCTTATGATAAGAATGATGTAAAGAATGTTGTTTATCAGTATATGGAAGACAACAGAAAAGTTTATGGAGTACCTAAGTTAAAAACGGAAAACTATGATGAAATCTTAGAACTTTTCCCTATAGTTTCTAGAGAAACGATCAAACTTTGGGTAAGTCACCACCCTACAGTTGGTGGACGTAGAAAACCCCCTAAAAAATACACTAAGAAAAAGAAAGATGCTATACTAGAAACTTTAGAAAACTTGTATGGTAACACTCATGAAATCTTGGAACTCAGAGAACTTAGAGCATGGGCAGGTACAGGAGTATCAACTCTAATGTCTCTGGCATATCAAATGGATACAGGAATGATACACAACAAATCTCAATTTTACGTCACATTTTATTGTTCATCTGTAACACAGGTAGAGGATTTACCTGATCTTAAGAAGAAGATAAAGAAAAGATATAAGTGGTTGGAAAAGATACTAAAAAGAACTATCGAGGTTAAATACCTACCACACAAATAAACTTTATAAATACCTGTGGTAAGGACTACAGGTATTTTTTTATGTCACAACTTAATGTAGGTACATTAAATGTAGGTACTACACAGTTCACTGGCGACTCAACAACATTAAACTCAGCACCTGCAAGTAGTATCACAGGAATGTTAACTGGTACACCCAGTACTAACCATTCAATAATGTGGAACGGTTCAGCATGGGTTCCTCAGTTGATGGAAGGAAGATTGTTGGGGATGAATGTATATACATCGCAGAACGGAACGTGGAACTCTAAGAGTACATCAGGTGGTAGTGGTACATGGACTAAACCAAGTGGGTGTAGTAATGTATTGGTATATGTCACAGGTGGTGGTGGAGGTTCAAGAATCAATGATAACACCTATCGTGGTGCAGGTGGAGGTGGTGGAGCAACCGCTATTAAATGGATTGACGTGTCAGGAGTTAGTACAGTAAGTTATACTTATGGTGGTGGCGGTGGTTATGTTCGTAACGGTGGTAGAGGTGGTACAGGTGGTACTTCATCATTTGGTTCATATTGCAGTGCAACTGGTGGACAGGGTGGTCAATCAGATAACCCTCATCAGGGTGGGCCAGGGGGAAGTGCCAGTGGTGGAGACATTAATTTGCCAGGGGGAGGTGGAGAAATGTCACATGGTTCAAACAATGAAGGTGTGGCAGGTTCATCATTCTGGCATAAAGCAGGGTCATCACACCATTATTACAACAACCAAGAAGAAATCACTCATGGACAATGGGGTTCTGGTGGTGGTCATGGTTATTATTCACAACACGATTACGCATATAACAACTCAAACGGTGGTGCGGGAGTCGTAATCGTTTACAACTACAGTTAAGAACATGAAAGCATTAGTACACGTTGAAGCAGGTCTCGTTTGTCAGTTAGTGGCAGATGGAGAAACCTTTGAAACTCATTCCGATTACGCATGGAAAGAGTTTGATGAAACTGGATTATCTTATGTTGCAGGTACAGATAACGCACCAGAGTTTGAGTATGATAAAACAAATGATACTATCTCAAGGAAAACAATTGCACCCGAACCATATAATATGAAGAGAAAGTATGAGTACAATGAAGTGACAGAACAACTCGATCAACTCTGGCATGACATTGATGATGGTAAACTAGGTTCAGACGCAAAGACAGGTACATGGTATCTTGGAGTCAAGAGTACGAAGGCAGCATTTCCAAAAACTTGACACGCATTAAAAATATGCTATAATAAGAGGGTACTTTGGCACAAACCAATGCCCTCTTTTATATTGACCGCCATAGATGATGACGGAACGAATACAACTAAAGAATTCACATCTGAAGGTCTTAAAGAAGTTGTAGAAAAAACATCTGATTTCCTTAAAGGTGTTGGATATGTTTATGATGACTTAACATATACAGTTACAAATGAACAAGAAGGTCATATATCTGAACTTGTTTCATATGCTAGAAATGTAGCAAGTCAAACAGAAGTATAATCATACTTCAACTATATAAAATGTAAGTTATTCACTATCAATGGGTAAAACATTTAGAAGGGGTGGGAGCGAAAAAGGCAACTACTCTTACGGAAAATCAATACGAGACAAGAGATCTCGTAACTCTAAATCATCTTTCTCGGAAGACTCTTATGACTACCAAAAAACTAACAGAAAGCAAAAGCAAGAAAGAAGATTCAACACCTATGTTGATGATTAAAGATGCTGAAGAGGATTTAGATATGTTTGATGATTGTTCTTACGAATATGATCTAGATTACACTACTCAATACTAAAATGGAATCCCCCGAAGTTAGATACGATAGAGCATTAACTCTATTTCAAGAGTCAGTATTAAAACCTGACCATAAATTGAGAGGGTGTGCATACAACCAAGATTGTTTTAATGAACTCATGGAGATCAGAGAACATGTAATGGGATATCTCAAGACCCTAAGAGAAGTCACACATCACACTAATGCTGATGAGAGTGACGAGATAGAAACAGCAAAGTTACAGGCAATTAAACCCCAGTAAGATGTCATACCTTTACCACTCATCTATGTTTGGTCTAGAAGAAAAGACCTTACTTAAAAATGCACTTATTAAATACGTTGCAAGTCTGCAGAAACAATTTTTTGCAGATAAATCACTAGACGTACATACATACGAAACACAGATGGAGTATGTACGGTCATGTGTTGAAAAACTACATCTAAATGAACTCTATAAATTATGAGTGGAACTATTGAAATGTTTTGCCCACAGTGGTATTATCATTCTACACTATCTGACGAGTATCAAGATCAAATCAAAAGATTGTTTGACAAACATGTATATCAGGATAGTATATACACCGCATCCCCTTGGGATTGTGATTGTTTGACTACATTTCAAGCAGAGAAAAACATGGACTTACCTTGGAATGACTGGTTAGAGTGTGTTCGCTTGGATATAGATGATGCTATTGAAAAGTTAAAACCAAAGATTGATATTGAAGTTGTACCACAGGACGCATGGGCAAACAAATATAACAAAGGACATTTTCAAGAATACCATACACATGAAGTACCATTCTGTAACTTAAGCATGGTATATTTTTATGACATTCCTGACAATGAAGATGTTGGATTCCGATTCTGGTATGATGGTCATTCTAAATATAAGAAATCGGGATTGGCACAGGCATTTGACATGCCAGTATTTCCAAGAGTGATACCGAAGGTGAAGAAGGGTGATTTTATGATATTTCCATCACACTACGCACATTTGGTTGCACCAAATCGTAGTGATAAACCTCGTATAACATTCTCTGGCAACCTCTATGTTGTGCCAAATAACAAAGAGTCACAACGTGACCCCACACCCCTTAAACCATAGTATATAATGATTACACCGAACATCAACAGGTCAGTGCCTATTATTGGAGTTATTAAATCCATCAAGAAGGCACTAAAAAAATCTGTTGAAGAACCATTCCTCTATACGGAAGAGGAAGTACACAAACTCAAAAAGGCAAAACGAGATTATGAAAAAATTGAACATGAAACAAGGAAATCACAGAAAGGTGGTTTCGGATAAATTTGAAATACCTGTATATGATTGTGTACAGGAGCAAGAGGATGATTGGATATCATCTGTACTCGGTTCAGAATCAGATACACTAGACACATTATTCTAATGGCAAAAAAGAAACCTAAAAAAGAACCTAGACTATACGCAAAGGATAGGATGGAATACTTTAGAGAGTTTCACAGAGTTATCGCACCAGTTATTGTACTAAACAAAGAGGATTAAATGTCAGGAGATTACGAAACCCATAATGATAGGCAACCAAACATAACCTATGCATCAAGAGAAATGGCAACGTATCACATTTATTTGAATGATAAATGTTTATTCAAAAATCTAAATGAAGAGGAGTTCGATCTCATCTGGGATAAGATATATTATTCTTATTGGAGAGACGAACTATCTTATGCTGTATGTTTTGATGATGTATGTATTACTGATGACCATTCTTATTAATGAACACACATAGATTAAGACTCATACCCAGAGAGGATAGTAGGGAAGCACAGGAACTATTCACTTATCACATGAAACGTGATGGGTATATGTATTGTGATGAACGATTAGATAAATGGCATGTATATAATCCCAACACAGGTATAAATTTTTGGGTTGACCCAAAGAATGACCCAATGTGGGAGGTCGTATATTAAATGGATTGTTATCGCATTTCGTGGTGGGATTGTAGCATACATGGTTACCATAATAAAAAAGGAGAATGTGTAACCAATAACATTTCAACAGGAGCAGAGATAATGAAAATGGTTAGTGATGAAGGGTGGAGTTGTACTGTTGAATGTTGTACTCAGGATGGTATCTAGGCATAAATTCTTGTTACTAAGTGACTGAAATGTGATGATATCAAAATAAATAGTGGTAGACTTAAGGAGAACAAGATGAACCCAAACTCTTGTATTATGAGTTAACTTACGAGGTAACAATGCACAACTTAATGAATCACAAACAGACACCAGAATATTACAACTTCTCTTCTGAAACACCCAACAATGATCTTTGGAACGACTATTTTGATTGTATAGTTGATTGTTCAGAACAAACCCATAATCAATCCTGTCGTAGGATTTGTCGAGATATGATTCCAGATTAGTCCAGTTACCAAACTGTCACAACCCCTTGCAAAAGGGGTTTTTTTATTGTATAATAATAATATTGAGACGAAAGTCATTTATTTTATTATGCAGTTAAGACCCCATCAGCAAAGAGCATTTAACGCAATGCAAGAGACACCATATGGTCAGGTCATTATTCCTACAGGTGGTGGTAAAACTTATATTATGATCGCTGATGCTATGAAGCAATTTCAGTTACCAAGATCACAAACTATTGTAGTAGTCGCACCTCGTATATTACTAGCAAACCAGTTATGTGCAGAGTTCACAGAGTTTATCACAGAACAGAACTCAAAGTTTGGTCTTGATATTGCTCATGTTCACTCAGGAGAGACTCATCACTTCAGTACAACTAATCAGTTTGAGTTGAATGAATGGGTTAACAATAGCACAAAGAATATTATTATCTTTACAACATATCATTCACTACACAAAGTATGTAATGCAGTTGATGTAGAAGTTGATACTATTTACTATGATGAAGCACATAATGGCACATCAAAGAATTTCTTTGAAGCGGTTGCTAGAATGTCATTTGGTGTAGCATATCGTAGGTTCGCATTTACAGCAACACCTAAGTTAGGTAGAGGTGCATCTAAAACTAGAGGTATGAACAATACTAAAGTATGGGGTAACACTCTATGTAATGTAAAAGCACAGGAACTTATTGATAGTGGTGCTATATTACCGCCTAAAGTTGTTCCTTTTACATGTAAGACAGAGAGAAACAAAGAGAATGCACATGAGGTTGATGCACAGAACTTAATGGACATGTTAACATCATTCGGAGACAATGGACATAAAGTATTAGTTGCTAGTCCTAGCACTAGAGTTCTAAACAATATGTTATCAAGAACATTCATACTTGATTGGTTATCTGATAATGGATATGATGTACTACATATTACATCAAAGTATGGTGCTATCATCAATGGAAAGAAGGTAGGTAGAGAAGAGTTCTTTGATACTCTTACTAAGTTTGGCAATGATAATAATCGTAAGGTTATTGTATTTCACTACAGTATATTATCTGAAGGTATCAATGTCAATGGACTTACTCATACAATACTATTGAGAAATTTACCAACTATCGAAATGGCACAAACTATTGGTAGAGTTATCAGAGTTCACAAAGATGATAGAGACGCTATCTCTAATGGTCAGTTGACTATTGGTAACTGGCAGTTCTATAAGAAATCAAGTGGACAGATCACAGTACCAACAGAGAACAAGTATGGAGATAAGATTGCTAGAAGACTAGAGTCTATTGTTGATTACATATTCAAGGAAGGATTACCCCCTATAGCATATGCATCATGACAGCAAAAAAAGGAACACATAGTTTTTCAAGTGGAAAACAAACTAAACATGAGAACAAACATATATCCCTAGTCCAAGAGATATATGATGAGTTTAAATGTCATGATGATAAGTGGGATAAAAGAAAAATGGTAACAGTTGCAGAGTTAATAGGAGAAGAAAATGTTAACTACGCTAGACACATGACAGGTAACTCTAATGAAATTTATAGTGATGGTGGAGTTATATTTTATGATGGGAAAATCGTAGGATTATGTGAAGACAAATATCAACAAGATCATAGGAATGCATGTGAGAGAGCATGTAAGTATCAAGTGTATATGGATTTAAAACCAAACCAGATATTTTTATCATGTGGTGGTGTGGGATTTGAGTTTGATACAAATAGACATGGTGGTGGTGCAACAGGCACATTATATGATATAATGAAGTATCGAGGATATTCCATTGCTATGAATGAGACAGAACAAGAGTTCAAAACAAGATTAAGAAACTGGTTTAAAGGATTATTATGAAACCCCTTTTCATGTGGGCAGGTGGTAAGAATAAGATGATGAAGCATTATCAACCTTACTTGCCTAGTTACGTCACTCACTATCATGAACCATTTTTCGGTGGTGGTGCTATGTTCATATATGTAATGAAAAGGTACAAACCGAAGTATGTATTGATTAATGATATTAACCCAGACATCATGAGAATATACAGAATGATAAGAGATAATCATTCTCAGTTTATCAAACACATGGACGAATATCAAGAGAAGTATATACCACTCAGCAAGGAAGATAGAAAGAAATATTATTTCGAGGTCAGACATGGACACGCATTTGATTATAAAGGATGGAGTGAAGTTAAGGAAGCATCAACACTATACTTCTTAATGAAAACAGGTTTCAATGGCATATATCAGATCAATAAGAATACTAATGGACGCTATGGTACACCTAGTGGACTTCTTAATCAAAAGGATACTGTTTACGATAAAGAGATTGTTAAGTGGTGGAGTGAAGCATTGCAAGGTGCAGAGATAACAAGTAAAGACTGGAAAGAAGTTAAAGCACCCCCATCTAAGGTGTATGCATTCCATTTTTTCGACCCCCCTTATAGGACATCTTATGCTGATTATGGCAATGCTTTTAATGATAATGATTTAATAGAGTTGATAAAGTATGCTGATACATGTTCACAGGTATTTCTTGCTAACAGAGCAGACGATGATTTCTTTGAAAAGCAAAACCATAAACTAAACGTAGCACATTTTGACATAACATACACAGCAGGGAGAAGAAAACAAATAGATGATAAGTTTGAAGCAAAGAAGGCAAGAGAGATTCTACTATACAATGTCAAGGAAGGTGTGACAGTTGTATAAGTGGCACAAGAGTGGTTGCATTGGGTTGCAATATGGTTTATATTAATAATGTCGAAACAAACCAACGTAAAACTTTCAAGGTAACGGATACCCAGAGGAATACGTTTTTAAATCGAACTTAAGTAGTTGAGTTTTGTTTCGACCCATCACTGGGCATTGCCACACTCTACCGAACATTGCGTTGGAGCATCTAGTTCAACCGAGAACATGTAAGACCCATCCCTAGGCATTAAGCATACGAACTTTAAAACACCAACTTTAATTAGATGTGGCAGTTGCAATCTTATGTAAGTCCTAATCCTTTTATTATTTGAAACATGGTAAACTACAAACAACTTATTGAACTTGATGGATACATCAATATCTGGGAAGTAATACCAGAGGATGAGCATTCACATATTTCTAACAAGATATGGGAAGCACTTGATCGGGCGGGTATAACCTTATCACAGGATGCAGAGTTATCAGTCAGAGTATATGACAGTATAGAAAGTGGCACATAGTTGCCCCATCTACCTATCATATTCATTATAATAAGAATACAGCAAAACATTATTATGTACGACACATCAAAACGTATCGATGCTACTCTACTTGAAGGTTCACATGACATCAAGTTATCTCGCAGAGAGTTAGGTATCCTACTCAGACATATGTCTATCATGTTCGCAAGTATAGACGAACCAAACAGAAACACATGGTACGAAGACGATTTTGGTAAGGATGCAATAGTATCTTTATATCGCAAAGCACTTGCTACTTATGAAGCAAACTATGATGATAAATCTGATCTAGAGAGAAAAGATTATGCCACTCAACCATTCTACTGGAATCATCAAAAACATCACAAAACAGCATTTCCTTTATTCTAATGAAACATAACATAGGTTTAACATACGAACAACTATCTGACATCATTTACTATCTTGATTGGAAGTTAATGGAGATCAGGGAAGCAGGATGTGATTTAGAATATCCTGATGTAGTCGATACTCTTAAACAACTAGAGGACTACAAACATCAACTAGCAGTATCTCATCAACTATACAGATAAATGAACTATCAAGTAACAGAGATTGAACTCTACTTATGTGAAGTTGGAGACGGAGACCCCGATTTACAGTTTACACCCGAAGAGGAGTATGTCATGCACCAAAGGTGTCTAGGTAGATGGACAGCATATAATGAAGATGACCTAAGAAATCGAATATTTGATTTTATCGGTTATCATGCTGAACATTTAAAATACGAGGTAAGACCATAATGGAAGATGAATACTTTGACCCTGATCTAGGTTTAACATACACAGACAACTTTGATGAGTATGATGTGCCAGTTGAAGAAGTGTCACATGACCAGTTGCAAGATCAGGAATCATAATACTATAATAAGAACATACAACAAACATCATTATGGATTTACAACTCGAAAGAGAATATGCAATCGACAATATGGGCGATAGCATAGGTCAAGCAATCGAAAAAGCAACAGACCAAAAAAGATTAGATGATGCAATGTCATTATATCAAGAGTGGTGTGTTTTAGATAACATTGCTGAACAAGATGACTACCAGTTCATGTTCATGAGAAACTTTACTTTACCAGAGGGGTTAAACTAATGGATGTAGCATTCGCAGACTGGTTAACACATTGCCCAGACAAACTAAAATTTGCTCTAGAGTATGTTGATCTCAGGGCAGATATTGCTAACGTGATCGAAACTTATGAATATGAGTTCGCTTCAATCGAAGTAGAAAAGGAAGTAACTGAAGCAGTACTCAACAAACTAATCAATCAAGATTGGTCAGAACAGAATGAATACATATCAGATCTAATCGATCAGGAGATAGCATAATGTTAGAACTAACACCCGAACAACTTAGATACATGTTAAAATGTTTAGACTTTCATTATAGTGAGAACTATGATAGAAAAGAGGAGTTGATAATGATTAACTCTAGCATTGCTAAACTTATCCAACATGAACTAAGTGACAGTTAACAAACTGGCACATTGTTCCCCCATTCCACTCTATTATGATCTATTATAATAGTATAAACAAACAAACATCATTATGACCAGAGAAGAGTACGACCTAATCTATTCAGCATTCAGATCATATAGAGTCTATATGACAGATGCAGACGAAGTATTATCTGAGAAAATCTTAGATGATCTATTTTATCCAGAGTTCGATAAACTAACACCTGTTGAGTTAGTTCCATCAATCTCAGTAAAACTACCAGAGGTAAACTAAAATGTGTAACAACGATCTTAAACAATGGAAAGTAGGAACAGAGGGAGAGACATGGGATTATGGTTACGTCCAGAATCCTAAACAGTTTATTGAAGAGGTTTTTGAAATCGCTTTCGGGGATGATGCCATCAATCGTAACTATTCTATGGGCGAAGTTTTAGATAGACTTATGGAATTTAGTGACGATGCACTACGTTACAATGGAGAGTTAGATTAATGATAAATGTACAGATTACATTCGATGAAGCATATCAGTTTATTAAACTGTATGACATACTCAGGGATATGGATATGCCTTTAACACCAAAACAAATGAGTGTATTTGAAAAGATACAAACAGGAGACTACCTAGTCAAAACTCATCCTAGTTCACAACATTATCAAGGAGCGTAAAATGCAAGTAGTTATTACACCAAAAAACTTATTCTCACTTGAAACTTGTGTGGACTGTAGTAAAAACTGTAGTATCGGGTCAGGTCGATTTGTGAATAGGTATGCATATTATGGAGACGAAGTAGAGGGATGGCGGTGTGGTCATTGTGCTGAAGAACTTGATGCATTTATAGAGGAGAACATACAATGTTAACTGATAATGAACTTATCTCAATAGTTCGCACTCTAGACAAATATTGTGAGCAACCAAATATTGCTGACGATATTGAAGAAGAGTTGATGAGAATATCTTTTAAGATAGAGGATATCTTAATCAATCGAGGTGTGGAAGTCAATAGCATATGTGACAGTTAATTATGTGTCACACACTTCCACGCATCGGGTATAAAATCCCTTATAATAAGGATAACGACAACAAACATTATTATGAGACCAACAGACCTAGTAACAGCAAAAAGACAAATCGATGATTTCGTTGATTATGTTGATTCATTCTATGGTCAGAATGACCCTTTATACCCTTTAGTTTATCAAGGTCAACCATTAACAAAGACTGATATTCTAACAGCAACAGTTATCTACCTCGACCAGTGCAACAACGATGATTTCGAGTTTTGTACATGGGGTGATGGTGATTCACTTGACAGAGAGAGAGTAAGAGACATTCTACTAGACAAACTAAACTATGATCACAAAGACGGTACATGGTAATGCTATTAGTTACTCACATAGACGTTTATGAAAAACTGGATGACGATATCCAGTTTAAGATAGACAATGGTCTCGGATGTTGGACATCAAAAGATCATGAACTATGGGATGATGTACAAAACTACATTCAACCCTATACTCTCAAAAATGTAGAGTATGAAAAAAACAGACCACACGCTCTAACGTCATTCCTATGAAAAGATCAACTTTTACAATATTCAATGAGTGGTTAAACACTTGCCCCTATGGGGATTATACAACTGGCGGTATGGACTACAACCCAAAAACTAAAATGTGGGAAGTATCGTTTAAAGTACCGAATGTTTCAAAAGCACTCAAAGATTCTTATACACCATTTGAATATCAAAATCAATAGGCATTGTGCCAGTTATTAAAGTGTCACATAGTTACCCCATCTGGGGATACAACCCACTATAATAATAGTATAAGCAACAAACATTATTATGAACTCAACAGCAACTTACACAGAACCAACAAACAGAATCAAACAGAGAATCCTATTTGATGACAACTTACAGAATATGGCATGTTGTTGTGCTGACTGGGCAGAGTATGTTATCGAGATCGAAGAGTGGGGAATCTACAAGTTAGGCGGAGTTGATTTTGATGATTTAACTTCTGACGATATTGTTAAACTTGATGAGTTTATCAAGTCAGAAAACGGTTACATCAGAGAGGAGGTTTAAGCAATGTCAACTAAACCATTTAACTGGACTATTCCATCATTTAACGATACAGAGCAAAAATGGCGAGAGTATCACGAGGAATACGAAGAGAAATTTACGACTGACATATATCAGGCACATATTGCAATCGCACAAAAATTTCCATTCATTTATAATGAGTATGGACTACCGAGGGAGGACTAGTCAATGAAAAATGTGCCACTTTATAAAGTGTCCACTTATGCCACACTTGTGGTCATAATCCTTTATAATATTAGTATAAACACAGTTCAAACAACTTTATTATGAGTCATTCAGCAAACACAGAAATCCTAGAAAACTTATACGAGGAGATTCTAGACGATCTTACAGCAAAAAACATCCAACTAGGTATTATGTTACCTATGGAACACCTCGAAGCAATAGCATCAAAGCATGCTAACCAAAAATTTGAGATGATGTGCCAATAAACAAAGTGGCACACAGTATCCCCATCTGGGGATACAATCCACTATAATAATAGTATAACAAACATTCAACAACTTTTATTCATTATGTCAGGTATTTACGGAAGCAACAAAAAAGGTCTAAACATTCAAGTAACTGATTCTCAGTACGATTTTCTTTATGACCTAGTTATGTCAGCATACGATTTGGATATTCCAGATCAAAAAGGTTGGGATACTCAAACCTTTGATAATCTAGTTGATAATGTTTGCAACGCAAAGCAAACTTATTTAACTAATGACGTAAAGGGAGTTTAATCAAATGAGAACTTGGATTTTTGGAAACTATGTAAACGACCCGCATGGGAAGTTTATGCCATTACAGACTATTGAGTCAGAATTCTATGGAAGACATTTTTTCATAGATCTCGCATTTGAGTTTATATCAGCACCTAGTCTCAAGTCAGGTGGATATGATGAGAGTCAACTGGATTATGTTGCTAACTGGACAGACATGGAAGGTCTCAACATAGGGGAACTAATGAACATATACAGAGATCTTACATGGAAGGAAAATAATAAAAATCAAGAGAAGGCACATTCTGATATGTGCGAATATATGGAAGCAGTTGAAAATGGCGAGGTCACATATCTATGAAGACTATACAACGATACAAGAAACCTGACTCTATTGGAGTCGGGGATAATGTACTCTTTAAAAATAAAGAGTATCAAGTCTTGATAAACTACATTAAAGGAGATCAGGATAGGAAGGGATTTATACCAACTGAAAACTTTACTATCCTTATTAATGATAGAGGTAAAAGAGTTTATTGTCATAACTTTAAAGAGTTGGAGATTCTAACATAATGGAATATAATCAAAAGTTATGGAAGTCTAAAAGATGGGGAGATTATAAAAAATATCAAGATACTTCTTACATCTATTTTTCCCAAATCGAGCAGGGTTATTTAATCAGGCAAAAGACTAAACAACTTAAACAACACTATGAAAACTTTTAAAGAGATCTCTTACTTGAGAAAAGAAACAAGTTTCAAAGATCATGGGTATATGTTCTTCTCTAATATAGAACAGAAACCTATGATAATGTCAACCGATATTGTGCCACTTGTTAAACTGTCACACTCGTCCCCCATTTGTGGGTCGGACGCCACTATAATAGAGGTATAAGCAACAAAGATTATTATGACACACACAATGGTAAAAACAGACATCTACGGTTATGTAAGTCAACTATGTGATTCTCTCGAAAGGAACTATAAAGAGTATCGTATCAGAATGCATGAAACAAACTTCACAAGTTTTAAGTCTCAAAACAGAACAGACTTATCAGACTATGCACAGGAGCAACTTCGCAATATTGAGAATGGAACTGAAAAGTTAATGAAATTTGCATGCTACGAGGGTCGCAAGTATTTCAAGGTCGTTCAACAGGATTTCAGAAATGGCGAGTATAGAGACGCTAGTGTGCATGCTTTCATTAATAAGGAGACAGGCGAGGTTTTCAAACCTGCAGGTTATAACAAACCAGCAAAAGGAGTTCGCTTCAATCTTGCAGACGTTACACACAGAAATTTCTTATTCCAGTCAAAAAATGTAGATTGGGCAGGTGGTTATCTATACAGGAGATAACCCCATTATTCTAACACTTATCCGCACTACACGCAAATGAACCTAAATCAATCCGCACCTATACCGCATTTAAGTTTTAACAACTATGATGAGTTAACAGAACTGTATCAAGCAGTCGAGTATATTCCAGAGGATCTAGAAGCAGAAATGGAACAATATGGAGCAATGACAGACGAGCAAAAAGCACTTATTGACATTATACACAGATTAAAGACTATACATGATAACTATATAAACCAGTTACTTCACTTGCAATGAGTTGGAACTTAATACAATGGTCAGAACAAACATCTAACATTATGGCAACAATGACCTATCAAGATTTACTGGAAGAGTTACAACAATTAAACCCTAATCAGTTAAAGAAAAATGTTGCTATCTATGATGAACATTTAGATGCTAAGTGTTTAGCACATAACAAACTTATTTTCTTTGATAACAACGAGTTTCCCTATATTAAGATATGAAAGTAACATTTAATAGGGGAGACTATTATCAATCAAAAAATGATATAGGTTACATAGATTTCATATGTAATGATTATATTACTCTATGTGTTAGAGAGATACAAAGAGATAACGAACAGGCAAAAGGAAGCAGACTAAATTATATTCAAGTTAAGGTATTAGTATACAAAAATGAGTATGAAGCAATGACTAAATTAGAACAACCAAACAGATTTGCAAATAAGAGTAATAAGAACTCTTTAACTTTGGATGATTGGAGTTAATTTAGCATGCGGAAGTTCGATCACTATGTAATAAATAAGGACTTCACTATGGTATGGATAGTTGTTAAAGAACTAACCTATTTTACTTGGGATTATGTTAGAAAAGATGGAAAATGGCATCTAGCGGATAATAACGAAAATATGTAAATAAATCTTATTAAGTGTTATATAGATGGATTAATCTCTCAGGTTAATGTACTCTTAGCACGCAACTTACCGAGTGTCAAGTATATCAGAATATCGGAACATTCTTGACAATGTATAAAGAATTATGGTACAATATGACTGTAAGGAATGAAAAGGTTAACTGTAACTTATGACCCCTAAGTATAAAGAACTGTATGACAAGTATCCCCACTTAAGTAATAAACAGCAAATAGACTTATGCCAGTATTTGTTAGACACAGAGCAACACTTCTTCAGTACTGAAATAATGCAGAGGTGTATTTACTTCTTAGAGGAGGGATTATGCTACTATGTGCCAGTTGAAGAAGTGGCACACACAGTGACCACAGAGGGGAAAGAAGTACTATAATAATAGTATAAACAAACAAAGGACATTCTAAAATGAACTTAACACCAGTATTTGCAAACGGTACAGAAGTAGAGACAGACACAGCAAGAGTATTTTTTTCCTACCGTACCCCAGTTGCTGCTTATATCTTTGGCAGAGGGTTCGTAAAAACTGAGCAGTTCTTCAGCGTTACCACTTCACGCCACATAAACAAATGGTTAAAAGATGGTCATTCTGATTTCCCAGAGTTCGAGACAATTTCACAGAAGGAAATCGAAGCACTTGCCTAGTTGACAAACATCTCACACGGTGCTATAATAAGAGGGAACAACAACCCTCTTTTTTTATGGTCTAATCTCAGTCTCGCCAGTCTCAAGCACAGTCGCCCAGATCGCAGTCGTGGCGCGGGTTCTCGCGGGTCGTCGCGCCCCTAAATATAAAACGCTTAAGTCCCTAACCTACAAAGGTACCCGAAAGCGACCTACATATTATTCAGTATTATGATTACCATAGAAAATAAAAAATTTCCCAGTAAAAAAATGAGACCTCTACCTATTGACCAGGACTTGAGAACATGGGCACTTCAAACTCTTATCCGTAAGGAGGGGTTCCTAGATACGAAGATGTATACAGTTGCTGACTTGTATATTGGGTTGAATAATGCTAAAAATCAGGATGTGCTATATACACTATGGAATGGATGGAAATCTAACCATCCGAACACTAGATACAAACTATAACGTATGTCAAAAAGATTCACCACAAAACTCGACGAAGATGATTTTGGTGATCTAGTACTTACTATTCCTTACGAGATATGTGAAGACCTTGGATGGTATCGTGAAACTGAGTTAGAATATGATATAATTGACGGTAAGATTATTTTTAAACAATCAGAGAATGAATGAACAGGAACTAGCACTTGCCCTTAACACTATTAATGAGTGTATGGTAGTTATTGGTAAGAGATTAGAAGAAGTTGAGAAATATGTTTCTGAAATGCCAATACATGTGCATGATAAGTTACTTTATAAACCAACTAACCATTCAGATTACTTAAATATAAAGGAAAACTTCGATCTAATCTATAAACGATTGGATAAACTCGAAAATGGGATGTAAAAGAAAAGATTACCTAGGTAATATTATTACCGATCCTTGTGCGGATACTGATGCATGTCTAAACTACGAACCTCTTCCTGCTGATAGGAAGATTAGTTTAACATACAGAGAGTATCCTACTGATATTATACGTCAAGTAGATGCAAATGTTCCGAATCGTACTGGACAAGCAGTCATGTACGATAGTATTCGTGTGTGTTTAACTCAGGGTAATGCTTCTTTTGGACAATCTGGGTTTGTTACTCCTTCAAGTGGTGCTAATTGTGGTAAAGTAACTCGTTCTGCAGTATGTGATCCTCCTTGTGATGATGGTGCTGTATTAATATACGACCATTTCCCTTCTCAGTTGTCATTTGATATACAGGGAAGTGATACTTGGTTCTCTTATTTGTATGATACTAGTAGCAATGCAGGTATTATTGGTACTCCTGCGTTTCATTTAGAGAATGAAGAGCAGACAGTTACAGGTGGTGCTGATGATGGAAGTACGATTAGTAATACTAACTGCTTTCCTTGTAGCAATTTTACCTGTACCCCCGCTTCCACAGGGTGTGCGTATACTGTAGAGAGTGATATTGACTACACAGGTGATCCCGATTGCCCTCACCCAACCTTATTTGGTATTGGTACGAATAGTAATAAGATAGTATTTGAGTATGATTCCCTTTCGAGCATCATTCCTAATGGTGTTCTAGACCTCTCTGCGTCTTATGATGGGGTAACTTATAGTGATGCATGGAATGAAGGAGAGGGAATAGGTATAATATATGACTCCACACAGAATACTTGGCAAGCAGGGGACGAGGCAGCAGGTACTTTTAACATCTATGAGTTGAACTCTGGGTCAAAACAGGGTCTTAAGTTGAATGTCAAGGTCGAACCGATCATCGACGAGTCGGGATCCACAGTAGCATTCACTGGAACGAGGTGGCAAATACAGGAAATCATGCAACCTGGCACAAATTATGCTGTGGACGACGTATTTTCGCTTACCCACGCTCATACACACCCCGATAACACGACAACCACGTTCACACTGAACATCAAAGTGACTAGCGTAGGACCGATTTCTGGTCAGTCTGGTACAATCTCTGATGTTTTACGAACAGGTGACACTCTAAATGGTCATCAAATCACTCAAGTAGTCCACGGACCGTCAATTGATAGCGATTATGATACATCAACAGGTCTTTTCCCTTACCATTTTGCTTATTTGGATGGGAATGGAAGCAATTTTACTAAAGATACACAATATACAAGCAACAGAGCACACCAAGTTACAGTAAGAGCAGGTAAAGGCGTTGTAGATAGAGGATTTTTTGGTGGATTGTATGAGTTTAGTGAGAAATCTATACAATACACTATAGGAACAGTCGATAGAAATGCTCCAGACATATACAATACCTTAACTCAACCTAGTTGTACTGCTACAATCACGAATGGAAGAGTCTCAAGTGTCTCAGTAGATACGAATGGAGGAGGTTCTGGGTGGGATACACTTGGAAGAATACCAGAATTGAGTATTACTGCACCAGTTATAGCAACTGGAACACCTGCAGAGGTAGAAGGAACGTTTAGTAACGGAGTTTTGACTGCTGTTACTGTTAAAAATGGGGGAAGCGGATACTCTAGCACCAATTTACCACAAGTTAGTATCGTAAATGTGCATAAAGTGCTCAATTCCGTAGCACCGAATGCTGCATTCTCGGAAAACCGCGTATCAGATGCTACATCTATACTTGATGCGTTCCCTGATCTTGGAAATGCGTTCCCAACGTACAGTCCAGAGGATCAACAACGCGATAGAGCAGCATTATCTGAGTCTGCGTCATTTCCTCCTGCACAAAGAGCGTTTGAAAACACTGCAGATAGCATAGAAATCAAAACTGACCCAAATAATAAGCGAATCCACGAACTTCCACAGTCTGCGTTCCATGCATCTGACTTAGAACAGTATAAAAATGAAATGAAAAACAATGCGGACTATTCTCAAGTCACATCTTATGACTTTGGAGACTCAAATGAGGCAAGAGAGTTTAAAAGATCAATTATTAAAGCACAACAAGATGAGAATGAAGCAGTTGAGTCATATATGGGTAGAATAACTCAAGATGGACCAATAGTAAAGAACTATGATGAATCTTATATTGAAACTGCACAAGGACCCTTCTCTGAGTTACCATATGCATCGAACCTAACTAAATACTTCTTAAGGCAGTTTCGTCCTGATCCTAGAGTTGATACTAATATCACTGTAACTCTTAGTGTTAACGTAGCACAAGAAGGAACGAGTCATTTCAGTTGCCCTCAACCTCCTGCATCAACTAGAAGCGGATCAACTTTTAGTTTCCTTGGTGGAGTACAAGGTCCAGGATGTCAGAACTGGTCCGCATCAGGAAACATGATCATGTTGAATGATTTTACTTCCGCAACGAGGACTTTGAGTAAAGCAACTGCTGCGTATGGTAATCCTTATCAAGTAACCTAATGGCAAGCGGACATCAAGCATGTGCACTCTTTACAGGAACGTGTAGCGGACACGGAAGAGGTAATGGTGTTACTTGGCAACCTGGTCCAGGTGGAGGATTTGTTAGTCCATGCCCTCATTCACCATTACAAGAGACGATTGTAAATAAAAGAGTTCCGTTTGTTAATAATTTTGCAACATGGCCACCACATCCCCAAAGACCTAGAGATCCTCAGTCTGGTGGGAACGATCCTTTTAATAGAACTGTAATAGTAAACGACTTAGTACCAATTATTGATCAAGATGACTTAATAACTCATCCTACCCCCACGATGTTTACTACAATATCGATAGGGTTCAAATGTTTGACTGTTAGATCGACTCCTGCATGGCATTGTACTACTGGTGTAGGTGGTAATGGTCGTGAACCTTCTGTTGGACATAATAGAAGGTTATTTGCAACGTGTAAAACAGTTTTCATCGAAGGGATGAGAGCAGGGAGATTTGCAGACCCATTTGGGAATAATACTGTACCATTTGATTGTTTAAGTGTAGTTTCTGGATCAAGTCCCAATGTTTTCATCGGAAGTTGAATAAATAAAACAGGATCGAGGTAATTATGGTTGTAAAAGTAGACAAAAGCGAAGAATTTGTCAAAAGTGGCAAAGTCTTGATAAGTGAGTATCCTGCAAAAAAAGAAAAGGATGTAAAACCACTTAGTAAATGGCGTTAAAGAACATAGATGGTTCAGATTTTAAGCGTTCTCGTAGATTCGACGACGTAAATATCTCTTTGCCTATAAATCCATTCACAAAAGACATTTATAGTGTCAAAAATGAGAATGCGATCAAGCAATCCATCAAAAATCTTGTTTTAACCGTTCCAGGTGAAAAACCTTTCCAACCTTTAGTTGGTTCTAGAGTAAATGAGTTACTTTTTGAACCATTAGACCCATTTATTGCTGATTCTATCAAGGATGAGATAATAAATACCATCAAACAGAATGAACCAAGAGTAGATCTAACCGAAGTGACTGTTTTGCCCTTATATGAGCAGAATAAAATCAACGTATCTGTTGAATATAGAATTGTTGGATTGCCTATCGTTGAATCCATCACATTCGTCTTACAGAGACCTGAGTAATGCAACCGAATAACCTAACAGCACTAGACTTTGATGATGTCAAAGCAAGTATCAAATCATATTTAAGAACTCGTACAGAGTTTACTGATTATGACTTCGATGGATCCGCATTGTCATACATGATAGACATGTTGGCATATAATACTTACTATTCATCATTCAATGCGAATATGTCATTGAACGAAGCATTCTTACCTTCTTCCACTGTTCGAGATAACGTTGTTAATATTGCCAAGTTAATGAACTACACTCCTAGAAGTGTAATATCAGCAAGAGCATCACTAAAATTAGATATACAGACAGTTCAGACAAATGGAGTATACCCTAGCACTGTTACTTTGAGAAAAGGTGCAGTTGCAACAGGTGGTAACTACGTTTGGAACATTTTAAGAGACACTACTGTAGAAGTTAGTCCTACAACAGGTATTGGAACCTTTGCAGACCTTTGTGTATACGAAGGATCAGTTGTTACCTTCCAATACGTCGTAAATACATTCGCAAATCAAACATATACCATTCCTTCTGCTGAAGCAGACATTAATACACTTGCTGTAAGTGTAAGAGCAAACGAAACATCATCAGCATCAGATATTTACAATAGAGTTGACACTGTAACTAATCTAACTGCAGCAACAAGAGCATACTTCCTTTCAGAAGGTGAAGATATGCGTTTCAACGTTAGATTCGGTGATGATAGTGTTGGAAGAGCATTGAAAGATGGGGAAGTTGTAGTTTTAGAATATTTGGTCACTTCTGGGTTCAAAGCAAACGAAGTTAAGTTATTTAATTTTATCGGATCATTAACTGACTCATTAAGTCAGTCTTATACTGCATCATCGACTACTTTAACAGTCAACCACCGTGCACAACTTGGTAGTGCTGCAGAAAGTATAGAATCAATCAAATATAACGCACCAAGATACTATTCCTCACAGTATAGAGCAGTTACTGCACAAGACTATGCTTTAATCACTCAAAGGATCTATAATAACGCAGATTCTGTTGTTGCTTATGGTGGAGACAGTCTAAATCCTCCAGTTTACGGTAAAGTCTTTATTTCAATCAAAACAAAGACTGGATCCCTTCTAAATGACGCTACAAAGAAAGAAATAGCAGCAAACCTTAGGAAATATGCTATGGCGTCAATTGACCCTGTTGTAGTCGATCCTGATAACGTCTACATCTACACAAAAGTGTTTGCACTATACGATACTGGTGCAGGATCATCATCATCTCAAATTAAGACGAATATTCAGAGTGCAATCAGTCAATGGGCAAGTCAAACACAAATAAACAACTTTAACTCAACATTTAGAGGTCAAGCATACGAGAAAGCAATAACATTAGCAGATAATGCTATTTCTGACGTTTCTGTTCAAACAACTATTCTAAAATACATCAATCCTAATAGTAATCAGACTAATACCTATTGTATTAGTACTGGAGGAGAGTTATACAACTCTGCACCTAGTAAGGATGGTGATAATGGAACTTGTACAAAAGAACCAGTTATTTTATCTGGTACATTCAGAACTGCAGACAGACCTGGTGTAGATCAACAGTTTGAGGACGATGGTTACGGAAACTTAAAGACATTTTATAATACAGGTAATAAAAAGGTATACACTAACAGTACAGCAGGTACAGTAAACTATATGACAGGTGAAGTTTGCTTTGGACCTATTAATATTATCAGTACAGGATCTAACGTTCCATCTTCAGCAGCAGTTAACATTGTTGACAGTGTAACTGGTGCAGGAAGTGTTACTGATGAAACACTCCTTCCAGGGAATCTACAGATTCCAACTGTTATGATTCCTGCTAACAGTGGCACTATTCCTGCCTCAACACCAGGAACAATTATTAATATTATAAGTCCTGAGGTAACAGTATCACCTATTGGTACAACACCACCTCCTTCAATCCCTCTAAATAGTTTGACACCAACGACATTTGATAGTACACCGTCCGTAGTGGAAGTTGCACCGATAGATAATAGTGGTGGTCTAAACACCTCAGTCTGCTTCTCGTAACTGTAAATGAACATTAATAAGGTTTCTCAGTCGATTGTTTCACAATCACCCGATTTTATTGGGTCAGAATACCCCCTGTTTAATAAATTTCTTGAATACTATTATAAGTCACAAGAAAAAACTGGTTTAGGACAAAATATACTTAATAACTTCCTTCAGTATCTTGATATCGATAAATTGGATATCGGAATACTTGATGGACAAACAACTGTTGTAGAAGCAATAAATGCAACAGATGATAAAATTGTAGTAGAGAGTGTAGATCCGTTCTTAGAAAAGAATGGATCTATTCTAATAGGCGATGAAGTTATATTCTATGAAGATGTTGAGAATGCACCAAACATCTCACTTGCTCCAGGAATCTCATATGATCAGGTAAAACTTAAGTGGACAACACTTGCAACAATAATAACTCAGTTTAACGGAAATACAACATCATTTCCTCTAACATCTCAAGATAGTCCAATAGGACCTCCTAGTGCACAGCATTTGATTGTATCACTATATGGTCAGATATTAATACCAAACACGGACTATACTGTTTCTGGTAGCAATATTGTCTTCACTACCGCGCCAAGAACTAAACTCCCTGCTGATGATGCGGGAGAAACATACATTTATTACCTTAGTGGTTTTGTAGAAAGTACAATTTACGGATTAGATAATCTATCTGGCGCATTTGGTGACGGAAAGAAGCAATTTACTATGACTCGTAACGGAGTATCATATGAACCGCAGAACGAAGAATATTTAAACGTAATCTATGATAATAGACTGCTAGTACCTAAAGTAGACTACTTCATAGATAAGAATCAGTTTATATTTAAAACAGCACCTCTAAATGGGCGTTTCTTATCAATCCACTCTATAGAAGCACCAATACCTTCATTTGGTAGTGGTGCGGTTGGATTTGCTCGTATTAGTGATACTGGAACTTTAACAAGTGTATCATCTAGTGCGATTGGATCTGGATATCGTTTTGAGTATCCACCTCAAGTTAGTATTAACTCCGCAGCAGGTTCTGGTGCTTCTGCTACCGCACTTGTCAATGGTTTAAAATCAATCACTCTACTAGACGGAGGAAAGGGATATAGTACAACTAATCCTCCTGTTGTGCAAGTACAAACACCAACTAAAGCAGGATCCTCTCAAGCAACAATCACCGCAACAGTTGCTGACGGTGCAGTTACTGGACTTAACATTACTAACTCTGGTTCTGGATATACATTTACACCTAGAATCACTTTTATTCAACCAGGTGGTGCGAAACTAGGAACTCCTGTACTTTCTAATGAACAGATCGCTTCTATACCCGTTACCGCAAACGGATTTGGATATACTACCGCACCAACAGTGTATGTTGATGAACCAACAGGTTCTAACCCAATCAAAGCAGCATTAAGAGCAAACTTAACTAGCGAAGGTAAAGTTGGTAGCATATCTGTATTAAATGCGGGACAAGGATATACAACTTCACCTAGAGTCGCTATAGTCGATCCTGTAGGTGCACAGATACTAGAAACAGTTGTTGATGGAGATGGGCGTGTTATAAGAGTTGATTTACTTAATGGTGGTAGTGGATTTGATGATGTACCTTCAGTATACATTGTAGATAATAGAACTAACGGTGGAACTGGTGCTACTGCAGTTGCTTCTATTTTCAATGGTCAAATCACAGATATTAACATAACTGCCTTTGGTTCTGGTTATTCTGCTGCTACACCTCCAGAAATTGTCATTCAATCACCTCCGAGTGCTAAATCATCTGCTGAAATAGGTCTAAACGAAGTTACTGGTTTTGCAGTTACTGAAAATGGATCTGGATACAAGAAAGCAGCATTTACTGGGTGTGCTAGAGCAGCATCTGGTATCACTTCATATACTGAAGATGGTAATGCGGTATTTACAAGTAATACTACTGCAGCACCCGCAATAGTTGGTGCTAGTGTAAAATGTCTTGATGCATTGTTTGTAAAAAGACTATTAGACAAATACACTGAACAATTCTTACCTGATGTTCCCGAACTTGACTATTCTAAGATTGATGTAAGAACATCTATCAAAACTGTAAAAGATTTCTACTCTTCTAAAGGTACATCCTTCAGTATTGCATATCTTTTCAAACTTCTTTATGGTGAGAGTGTTTCAGTTACATATCCAAAAGATCAGATCATCAAACCATCTGCTGCAACTTGGTCTATTGATACAATTCTCAGAGCAACTAAAGTTTCTGGAGATGCAACTAATATAAGAGATGGATTACTTACACAAGATGCGGACATTGCTGATCCAAACGTTTTAGCAGCAAGTGCATTAGTAGAGAACTATATTTCGATTAAAACCTCAGATGTAGAGATATTTGAACTTGTTTTATCAGAAGAGACTATTACTGGGACATTTACCGTACCTTATAAGACAAAACTTGCAGAACCTCTCAATACAACCGACTCAATCATTACGGTTGACTCTACTGTAGGTTGGCCAGAAAGAAACGGTGAATTTGTTATTGGATCTGGTACTAGAACAGAAGTTGTACAATATAAGGAAAAATCACTTAACCAGTTTATTGAATGTACTCGTTCAGCAAATGGTGTTGTAGAAGATTGGGATTCTGCTACACAAGTTTCTTCTAACTTTACAGTATACGTTAATAAGGGAACACTACAAGAAGTAGTGATGAACATAGTAGGTATAGTTGATGCACAGCAAACAACACTAGTTGATACAGGTTCTTACTACCTACCAGGGGACAAACTAACAGTTTCTAAGTTAGGTGGTACTAGTCTTGACCCTCACCTTACAACATGGTTGTATAACGTTAAGAAACTTATTCAAGTTACTGGTATAACCTTCGGTGGTGTTAATAATCAGTTTGCTACTGTAACTTGTGCAAATAATCATGGTTTGTTGGTTGGAGATCAAGTTACTGTATATGGTGCTAACCCAATCATCTATAATGGTTCATTCTTAGTCACATCTAGAGATACAAGCACAGTATTCCAATATCAGTTACCCCAACCCGCAACTGTGGTACCACAGGGTAATATACTTGTATCTGTTGACTTGAACAAAGGTAAATCTGATAGCACTGCAGTATTCAATGCTATTGGACCATACACAACTAACGTACAAAACTCATTTTTTAATACAACCTATGCATACCTAGCTTCAACTGGTATACCAAACTATAAAATTGGTCCATTTCCAGGGTCTGCACTATTACCAGGCAACCAACGAAAGTTAAATCGTTTCCCTATAGTTTCTACAACTATATCAACAAAAAATACTATATCTCCAGGACCTATAGGTACATGGGTAAACGGAGTATCAATATGGTCATACAAGTCAACTAGGAAGAAAACATTTGGTGCTGTTACTAGTGTTGGTATTACTAATGCAGGATCTGGATATGATGCTGCATCTCCACCAGTATTAACTATCAGTGGTGGTGGAGGAACTGGTGCAACTGCTGCGGTTGTTGTTAACGGTTCTGTTAGTGAAATTACTGTTACTACTGGTGGTACAGGATTTACTTCTTCTCCTCTAGTTTCAATCGTTGGTGGTGGCGGTTCTGGTGCTGCTGCAACTGCTATCATTACAAAAGGAGTTGTATCTAGAATATTAATCAACTCAGGTGGTACTGGATATACTTCACAACCTCAAATCACTATTGTAGGTGGCGGTGGAAGCGGTGCTGCTGCTACAGCATCTGTTCGTGGTCCTATTCAATCAGTTGCCATATCAGCAGGTGGTACTTCATATACATCAACTCCTACTGTAACATTAAGTTCTGGTAGTGGTGCTGTTGCACAAGCTATAGTCAATAACGGTAGAATCATATCTATTGCGATTATATCTGCTGGATCTGGATATACGACTGCTCCTGAGATCACTATACAAGGTGCAGGTTTTGGTGCTGTTGCTAGAGCAACTATAGACACTGATGGAGAAAATGCAGGTAGAGTGACTGGTATCACTATTGTTAACAGAGGTATTAGTTATGTACAGGGAACTACTGTAATAAGTCTAAACTCAGTTGGTGCAGGTGCTTCATTTAATGCTAACGTATTTGAGTGGACTTATAACTTACAAAAATCAACAACATTTGATAGTGCTAAAGGTTCTGTATTTGAAGGATATAATAATCAGTATGGTGGTGAATATGCACACTTAAGCAATCCTCAAACACTTAGATATATTCTTGGTGATAACTTATTTGAAAATACAGCAGGTTTAATAAAAGAAAAGGAAGATGGACTCGAACACTCTCCTATTATTGGTTGGGCATTTGATGGAAACCCAATATACGGTCCTTATGGATACTCAGATCCTACAGATCAATCCTCATCAATAGCAAAATTAAATACTTCATACAGACTTAAAACTAATCTAGTATATAATGTAGATTCTAATCCCACTCCTGTTAGAACAGCAGGACCATTATTAACTGCTGAAGTTGCAGGTAATTTTGTAGAAGACTATGAATATGTGTTTGGTCTAGGTGCACTCGATCAATATAACGGTAGATTCTGTAAAACACCTGATTATCCAACAGGTAGATATTGTTACTTTGTTACTATTGATTCTACTGAAGATGGTGGTGCATTATTCCCATATGTTTTAGGACCTGATTTCAACTCGGTTGTAGACACTTGGAACTTAAGTGCAACTGCTATTCAGCAAAATATTCCTACTGGTGTTGTTAGATATCGTGATCCTTATGAGAATGTTGATATTGACGTTGAGAGGGCACCAAATGCCTCTACAAACGCTCTAACACTAGAGAATGGTGATATACTACTATTTGAGATAGAAGACGAAGATAGAAGTGGTGTTATTGAAGCGGATGAGACTGCTGATCCCGATCAGGTCTTTGAAGAGTCACCATTACAATTATTTGATTACTTCCCAACTGTTAAGTTGGATTCTAAGGTTGATATTGAAGTTGAGACTACAACTAAGTTTGAAGATGCTTCGGTAACTGGATTTACAGTTGAAAACCCAGGTATATCTTATCAGGTCAACGATAGACTAATCTTTGACAACACTGATACTGATGGTTCTGGTGTTTCTGCTCGTATTTCAAGAATCGTAGGTGAAACAGTTGAAGCATATACATTTGAAAATATAAGTGGTAATAACTTTGGTGTTCTTACTACAGTCAATCCACATAACTTACAAGCAGGTGATAGTGTATTTGTTGACTATACTCCTGTCATGGCAAATACCAATAAGACATATTCAGTCAGACAGTTTAAAGGTATTGAAGAAATAGTTATTAATACAACAGGATCTGGATATAATAGTGATATTCCTCCTACTATCATTATTGATGGTAATGGTACTGGCGGTCAGTTAGAAGCAGTTGTAACATCAGTTGGATCTATTGAAACTGTTAATATTGTAAACTCAGGTTTTGGTTATACAAGTAATCCTAGAGTTATCCTTTCACATCCTCAAGTATTCAAAAAGGCAGATTACTATATCGCTAAGTTTAGTAACGCACAATATGTAAAAGTAAATGACGTTTATGTAAACTCTGACAAAGAAGTTTATCTTTGTGGTAAAACTAAAGACTCATCAGGTAATGCAGTTGCATTTTTAGCAAAACTATCTGCATCTGGTGTTAAAGAATGGGAGAAGACATTAGAACTAGCAACTGGTCAAGAAGAGTCCGAATTTATTAGATTATTTGTTGATGGTCATGATATTTGGGTTGTTGGTGAGAATAGACCAAATAGTTCAATTCTTTCGCAATATAATCCAGATATTGTACTTGCTAAGTATGTTGAAGCATCAAACGGTCTGACTGCTACACTATCATTCCAAAAAGGATATGCAGGTATCTCTGGTTCAACTCGTGCTGATCACATTACATGCATTAAGAAATATTCTAGCACTAGATTTATTATTGGAGGATTTACCAATACTAACTCAGGTGCACCTTATGATGCATTTATAGCATCTATTGATACTTCTGGTAATTTTGCAATCAAGAGAAAACTTGCTTCTTCTAATAAGTCTGAGAAGATCACCGACATTATAGTTAATGGAACAGACGTATATGCTTCATTAGAAATTGCTGCTACTTCTTCTGCTGCAGATATTGATGTTGCAGTTGCTAAGATTAGTTTTGGTACTACTGTTATAACAGTAGACTGGGTTAATCAGTATGCAAATAGTCTATATTCTATACTAAACTCAAGTCTTGATATTGATGAGTTTAACGAAATCTATATTACTGGTGGACTAAGACTTAAAGCAGATGATGCAACTAGAGATAGTTGGTGGGTTGGTAAGATAGACACAACAGGTGCTCTTATTTGGAACTATAGATATCTTGCTCCAGGAAGAGATCTTACTATGGCAGCAACTTCTGCTATTGATATCTTTGGTGATTTGAACGTAGCATTTACAAGAATAGACAATACAAGTACATTAACAACTATCGATACTGTTAAAATTGGTTATGATGGTAAAATTAAAAATCATACAACCAATCAATCAACTGCAAATAAGATTGAAGGACTTACTGTTCACTCAATAGATGTTGATAACTCTGGTGATATTCACGCTGTAGGTCAGACTCAATGGAATAGAAATGAGTTCTTATTCCCATTCACTGCAGGTTCTACTGCTGATAGTACTACTGCATATACATTAACATCTACATCAACTAGTAACTCTATTACATATGCCGACAACGTTGCTAAGATCAATGGATATCAAACAGGACAAACATCTTGGACACAAGCAAATCTTCAGATTACTTCTGCTCAACTAGGTACTAAACTCGCTAGTGACTTTACTATCGAGATGATGGTATACAAAGATTCTACTGTAACTTCTGTATCGCCTACACAACAAACACTGATTGGTATTGGTGACGCTGAAGTAGCAACTGGTGGTCTTTGGTTATACTATGATATATCAGGAGGTAAGTTAGAACTTGTTATAACAAATAGTTCTACTAAACTTAACTCTGCATCTGGAGCAGCACAATCTGCTTTAAGTAACATGTATGCTGATAATACATGGCAGTTTATTGGATTGAAGAAAGAAGGAAACGTATATACCGTTTATGTTAATGGTATACAAGTTATACAGAGTACTATTGCAGGTACAAGTTTAGGTAGTAAAGATCTTTACATTGGACAGTATCCTGGAAGAAGTGGTACTATAGGTAACTTTAGAGCAAATGAACAGGGTCAGTTCTTTGTTGATAATCTTAGATTGAGAAATAGAGCAGTTACACCAACTGTACCAAGTGATGTCAGTGCTTTACCTACAGCAGGTGCATTTGGATTTGCATATAGTTGGACTAATACAGCATGGTTTACTACTAATACTAATCGTTATGATCTTATAGATTTTGAAGGATTTGCACTTAAGTCTGATAAAAATGCAGATGCTGCAAGAATTGGTACTATTTCTACAGGAACTAATACACAGATAGGATTTACAAGAACTGCAGTTACTCCTGTAACTGGTAGTACACTTACAATACAGAATACTGGTTACGCATTATCTGAGGCAGGATTCCAGTCATTAGACTTTGATGATGCTACAATCACTATGACTGAAGGTACTCAGACACTTACATATACACAAGACATATGGAGTTCTAGAACTGCTACAGTTCCTTCACCTGGATCACAAAAACTTAGTGTATCTGCTGTTGTTAAAGACAGATACTTCTTTAAGGTAACACCTACTATCAAAATTGATAATGTACAGAAGTTAACTATAAATCAAGCATTCAACTTTAGTATTGGTTCAAAACTACGCCTTAATAACTCATCTGGTGTATTTGTTAATAGCGGTTATGTTGTTAGAAGAGATGTTGATAATAATCAGATATATCTTGCTGTAAACAATAATACATGGACAGATGACTTAAATACTGGTCAACTTGTTACTGAACAGTTTAGTGAGCAATCAACTTATGGTATTGTAGGACCTATACCTAACGATATCAACATTATAGAAGGATATACATTTGCGACAATCACTAATACAACTCCTGGAACTTTTGATATTGATCTTAATGATTTTAACCTTGATGGCACCACATCAACTGGTTCTGGTAACTTAGATAGTTTTGCCAAGTTCAAACCATTTGCAACTGCAGATTACTCTGTAAGAATCGATGAAGTCTCTGGATCATCAGCATACATTGTTGGATCTGTTGTACAACTAACATCGGGTGATATATCATTCAACACTGCATATAGCACAACACAGATAACAAACCTTACTGGCGTACTCAAGATTACATTAGTTGCAAATCTTGACAAAATTTTACAAGTCACTGCAGTAGCTAACAGTGATGAAGTGTATGTAATCACTAACACAAGTCATTATCTCTCCACTGGAGATATGATTTATGTTGATGGTAACCCTAGCCAGACTATAGGTAGCACTGTGTATGATGAATATGATGGTGCATTCGCTGTTAATAGGGTAATCAGTCCTCTAGAATTTGTATATAAACTACCAACAGTAGCACAAACAAGTCCTGCTACATCAGCATCGAGTGTCAATATATTTGTTAAGTCACCTGTCTTGAAGATGTACTATGGTCATCAGTATATCTTTGACCTCAGTCATTCATCTCTTGTTGGTGGTAACTTATCATTTGCTAAAGATAGTCTATACAAACTTGAATATTCATTCAACTCTATTGAAAGAGTCGGAACTCCTGGTGTCACTGGTGCAGGACAACCTAATCCATCTGTAACACTTAAAGTTGATGAAACTATAGTTACCAATATTTCATATTACTTTGATCCTTCTAGAACTGGATCAGATTCACCTGTTGTTGCAGGAAGTTACTTAGACGTTGTTGATTCTCCATATAAGGGTGTATTTGAAATCAGTTCTGTTGCAGGTGCTACTATTACTCGTGGTGCTGATATAATCAAATATCCTCTATTGAATGAACCAGAAGGTGCTGCTGACATTAATCAAGCAACATATGCAACATCTTCATTAAGAGCAGTTGGATCAATCAATGCTGTTCGTATTGTAAACCCAGGTGGTTTCTATACTAGATTACCTATTGTAACTAGCATACAATCTACAAGACAGATAGAGAGAGTACAAATCAATAATCCTGGAACTGAGTATGCTGTAGGAACTTATAGTAGTGTACCTATTGGTGGTGATGGAGAAGGTGGATTTGTAGAAATTATTGTTGCTGATGGAACTGATGCTAACGGTGTAACTATTCCAGGTCAGATAAACAGCGTTGTAGTTACATCTCCAGGTAAAAACTATACTACAGCAACAATAGACATTGAAGCAATCAGTGGTATATTAGGATCTGGTTTGACTGGATCTGGTGCAGAAATTGTAGTTGTTATACCTCCATTTGGTTCTGGTGCATCTATCTTTACTAAAGGTGATAGTGTTGGTAAGATTAAGAAACTTAAGAACAATAACTTTGGTTATGATTATCCTCATGATTATACATTACGTCCTGAGATTACATTCCCAATCAATGCTCAGTTAACATCTACAAGCATACTAGACAGTATTACAGTTACAGACCCTGGAACTGGATATTCACAAGCACCTGCTGTTGTCATCACTGGAGGTGGTGGTAGTGGTGCTATTGCAGAAGCATCAATTAAGAACGGTAGATTAGATACTATTATTGTTAAAGACCCAGGTGCAGGTTATTCATCAACTCCTGCAGTTAACCTAAGATCATCATTCAACTATGTTGTAAACCTTGACTTAGGATTACTACAGTTTGCTTTCCCACATGGTATTGCAAATGGTTCTGCAGTTACATTGAATGTTGTTGATACTGGTGAAGGAGCAGACTTCCCGCTATCTGCAGGTGCGACTGGTAGATTAAACTCATCTACAACTTACTATGCTATATCTGGTACTGCAAACTCACTAGAAACAGATCAGTTAAAACTTGCCATTACTGCTGCTAACGCTGCACTTGGTGATGCATTATCATATGTCAACGCAGGTACAGGTCGTCAACAAGTATTAACTGAATCATTTGGTGGTGCTGCTACAGCAAACGTTATTACATCAACCTTCCTAGAAGGAGAACTTGTATATCAAGGTGATTCACTTGCTACTTCTACTGCACAAGGTTATGTTTCAACTAACTCAGGATGGCAGATAGGACCTAGAGTCCTTAAGATTGTCGATTACACTGGTACATTCAGTCAAGGATCAAGAATAACTGGTGTTATTTCTAAGTCTTCTGGTATCATGTCTGATATCAAGGTTGCTACTGGTGTTCTAGAGATTGGTTCTATCACTAAAACTACTGGTCAGTTTATCGATGACGTTGGTAAACCATCTGAAATTATTCAAAAGATTCAAGATAGTTACTACTATCAAGACTTCTCATATGCTGTTAAGTCTGCTGTTTCTATTGGTGATTGGAAAGAGATTCTTATCAAGAACGTTCACCCCGCATCATTTAAAGTATTTGGTGAGTTAGACCTAAATGATTATGGTGTCATTCCTAATAAAGAAACTGCATTCCAGTTAACTAAATCTGTTGAACTTGCTAGAGATGCGATTGTTCCTAACATCCAAAACTTTGCTCTTGTTGAACCTGTTTATTCTGAGTTCAATAATACTGAAGTTCTATTCCGTCAAAAACGTCTTACTTCTTCTGAAAACATTCTAACTTCTGTTGTACAGAGATTAGATGATATATCAACTCAATTTGATGGTCAAAAAATATCATTCCCTCTAACTGTTGATGGTAACAACGTTGTTGCGAATGCTAACCAGTTAATGATTGTTCTTAACGGTGTTGTACAAACTCCAGGAACTGCATTTGAGTTACAAGGTGATGCTATTGTATTCAGCGAACCACCACAACCTCCTGCAAGTATTAAGTATGTAAATGTCACTATAAATCAGATTGCAACTAAGACTGTCACATTCAATAATATTAGTGGCATCTTCCCAACTATCGGAATGGCATTAGTTGGTACTTCATCAGGAGCAAGATTAACTGTTACTAAGATTACTGGTAATGATATTGATGGATTTATTACACAAGGAACATTTACACTAGGTGAACTAGCAACTGTTGGTGCGACTGGATTTGCTGCTAATATTGGTACGGTAACTGATGTATCTAATATTGGATTATTTGTATTTGGGGAAAATGTATCTAACCTCACTAGCAACACTGCTAAAGTTGAACAAATTAACTTACAGAGTGGTGCTGAAACTCCTCTTGCTCAGTTACGTTATACTATTGGTGCTTCAACTACATCTATTGAGATGGTAGCATATAGAACCGATAACACTGCTGCTGATGCTCCTGTTACTGCAGGTACATTTGTTACAGGTAAAAACTATCAGGTAGAATCAGAAATATTCCTAGTAAACACTATTGTACAAAATAATAACTCAACAACATTAACTGTAACTAGAGCACAAAATGGAACAGCAGCAGTATCTCATCAAGAATATAATCCGATATATGGAACTGATATCACAGTTACAAATACACTAACATTAAGTAAGACTGCAGGTACATATCAATCAACACCAGGATTATTTGATATAGTATTAAATGATTACATTATTGGTGCACAATCTGGTGTAGTTGCTCAAATAACTGCAACATCTACTTATCAAGATCCTACAACTAATGAGTTTATAGGACAGGTCAATATATCTGAAGGTTCATCATTCTTTGGATTACTATTCAACAGAATTACATCACAGACTTATCCAAACATTGTTCTTGATAATATCTCACAATCACAGATTGGTATAGTTAACTTCACTGATAACTTAACTGCATTTGATAGTAGTTTCCCTGCTAATGAGCAAGTTAATAACTATGTGATTCCTTATGATAACTTAACTGGAACATTCCAAGAGAATGAATATATTCGTAACTATAAGATTGATTACGGTAATAATAATGGCGACTTCCTTGCTACCGAAGGTGCTAGAATTAGAAAACTAACAATCACTGATAGAATTGGTGATGGAATATTCCAGACTGGTCAAGTTATCAGATCTAGAGATAGTAAAGCAGAAGTTGTTGGTTATAACCAAGCAAGAAATACAATTTATCTCGGTAAGATTGGTAGATCACAACGTGGTGGATTAGATTACAACCCTCCAACATGGTATGGTGAAGCACAGATTGATACATCAACTAAGAAGTTTGGTACTGGATCTTTATTATTAGGAAGAGCAAATCATACTCATACCTTTGTAAGTGGTGTTACTAACGGAATCCAGGCATCAAATGGTGCTACTTCTACACACACTGCTCAGACAGGTACATCTTACGATCCTGAGGCAGGAACATTAGTAATCAATATTGGAACTCATAGTTTAACAACAAGCAATAAGGTTACTATTGCTGACAGTGCGATTACATTTACATGTACTGCTGATAGCAATACAACAAATCATCCATATCCAAGATCAACTGACCCTGCATCTGGACAAGCATTAACAATCAGTGCAGTAACTTCTGATACGATTACTGTTAGTGTTGGTGTTGCACAGGTCACATTAGATTACTTGAATGTAGATTCATCCAGTGATTTTGCATGGGGAACTGCAGCATTTACTATAGAACTTTATGTTAAGGCAGCAGCAGCATCTATATCTGGTGTTACAACTTTACTTGACTTTAGAACAACAGCAAATGATGTAGCAGGTCGTTTATATACAAATGGTGGTCAAGTTCGTTATAACGTTAATAACTCTGATCTAGTAACATCTGGTGCTACTGTTCTTGCTACAGATACATGGACACATATTGTTGTACAGAAAACTTCTACTACTGTTAAAATATTCCTAGATGGTACTGAAAGAGGAACTGGTACTGATAGTCAAAACTATGCTGCTAAACCATTAAGAATTGGTGCAGATTATGCAGGAGCAAATGCATTCTTTGGACATATTGATGAACTAAGATTGAGTTCAGAAAGTCGTTACTCAACAATACCATTCACTCCTCAAAATGGAATGTTCCAAGGTGATGCTAATACAAAACTATTATGGCATTTTGATGGTGCTGATAAGCAAGTATTCTTAGAAGACTGGTCTGGTGCACCTGACTTTACTATCGATGAATATGTTAATAATGATGCTATCAGAGCAACTGCTAGATTAATCGGTGGTGTACATACATTTGTTTCTGCAACAACTAATGCAATCAGTGTAACTGGATCAAGTAGTTTCACTCCAACTGCAGTTGATTATGATGCAACTACAGGTTTGATGGAAATCAATATTGGATCTCATAGTTATACAACATCTGATACTATTACGATTGCTGCAAACTCATTAACATTCACATGTACAAAAGATAATAACGCAACAAATCATTCTTATCCAAGAGTGACAGATCCTTCATACGGAGCAACCCTTGCTATCACTGCAGTTACAGGAGATACAATCACAGTTAATGTAGGTCTTGCAAGTAGAGGATTTGATCAGAAGACACACAGATATATCAACGCTGCAGACCTTCTAATATTGAACTACGATTACATTGCTAATGAAGCAGTGTATATTATGAAAGAGCGTTATCCATTCTTTACTATTGTTGGTGGAGAAGTTAACTGTGAAGATGATGTAAGAGATATTCTTAAAGCAATGGTTGAAGATCTTAGAAATGGATCTAACAGTCATACATGGGATGCTGCAGCATTATACGTTAATAGAACTACTAACCCTATCACTCTATTACATGTTTCAGATGATCTTAAAGAATCATTATACACTTACGATATAGTAGAGAAGTTAGCTAGATTTGTTATTAACAATCATCCATGGTCTACATTAGGTGATCATGGTTTGACACAGAAGTACGATACTACAATCACAGAATCAAACTATCTTACTCAGTCTGTAACTCAATTTACTCCATCAACTGCAACATATAATCCTGCTACTGGTGACATGGTTGTTACTAGCAACGGACATGGATTGACAAGTGATACAAATCTTACTGCATCCAATGCAACTTATAATGCTGCTACTGGTGTTTTAAATATTACCTCTAACAGTCACAATCTTGCAACTGGTGATAAGATTCAACTTGCTGATAACTCATTGACATTTACATGTTCAATGGACAGCAATGCTACAAACCATACCTATCCAAGAGCAAAAGATCCTGCTGCTCAAGGTTGGCAAGAAGTTACAAGAGTTGATGCTAATAACTTCACTATTGATGTTGGTAAGTCACCAATAGTAAACTATCAACCAACAGGTGCAACTTACGATCCTTCCACTGGTGTTGCTGTATTAACACTACCAGATAACAACTTAGGAATAGGAACTTATGTTAAGGTTACCGCAAACTCTCTAACATTTGCTAGAGGAACTGGTGGAAATGGAACTCTTCCTGCAACAGACAAATATGTTAACATCACACAAAATGGTGTAACATCAACTGCTACAGGTGCAACCTATAGTACTTCCGACGGTGTTTTAGTCATCACTCAAAATGCTCACGGATTTGTTGTAGGAGACAAGATCAGGATTGCTGATAACTCACTATCATTTACTTGTACTAAAGATGGTAATCATGAGACTAAAACATATCCTCGTTCAACAGATCCTTTCTCTGGTAGATGGTTAAGAATTACAGCAAAGACAGACAACACATTTACAGTTAATGTTGGTCCTTCTTCTGCTGCTGATCAATATGTTCATACATTCGTATCTGCTGCAGCAAACGGTATTATCAAGAGAGATAATACTATAACTGTCAATATTGGAACCGATTCCAATACAAGTACACATACATTCTCTAGTGCTCTATCTAACACCGTAATAACAGGAGGTAACTACACACATGCATTCGTTTCTGCTACCACTAATGGCATCACTGTTTCTGGTGATTCTGTATTCCTTGCGGATGGTGCTGTCTCATTCACTTGTTCCAAGGATGGTAACTCAAAGATTACTGCATACCCAAGAAAAACAGACCCTGCGTCTAAGCAAGTTCTTAAAATTTCTTCACATACCAACGATACGTTCACGATCAACGTAGGTGCATCTAGTGCAGATGATCAATATACACATACCTTCTCTAGTGCTGTCACTAACGGTATAACAAAATCTGAATATACATTAACTGATTGTCAAGATGTTCAATCTACAATAGCAAACCTATTTGATATCATCACTGATACATTAACATATGCATCACAATCCCCTGCTGTAGATCATCTTGCAACTGTAACTAAATCTACACCTGCATACGAGTTTGTTGGTGGAACAATAAATGCATTCTCTGAAGTTCCATTAACAGTTGATTATCATAATGGCACAAATGATACAATATACACAAATCAGATAGACGTAGATGCTCGTGGTAGATTCCGTGATGCTGCTAACTTAATTCGTGCAAACAGAAAAGTTATTGTAGATAAAGCAGCATATGATATGCTTACAAGATATCCTGCTCTTGCACTAGATATGCCTAGAAATGCTAATGGTACATCTACAGATGGTACATTACGTTGTAAGACTGACTTAGGATTAATATTAGATGGATTAGCACAAGATATTGAAGATGGTGGTAATGATGGAATACTTACTGCTGTAGGTTTCTATATTGGTAACAATAGTGAGTTACGTTATATCCGTCTACAGGTTCATCAGTCTGCTTATGCACATGAGAGATTAGCATTCTATGCTAAACAGGCAGTTACAGGAGATCTGGATTACACTAACACTGATGGTATTATTGTTGGTGATTGGGGTATAACAAATGATTCTGGTGGGTGTGCAAACGTTAAGACTGCAATCGATACTCTTATTACACTACTCAATGATATTATTGCTCCTACTGCTGCAGACTTTAATACTGCTGCAGATAGAATATACTTTAACAGAGAAGGTATTAGAGCAGAAATAACTGGATTAATGGGTGTTGAGTTTAACTACCTCCTAAACCAAGTTCAATATCAAGCGTTCCAGTTCCCAGGTGGTGCATTAGGTGAATCGGCATTCCAACAAACTCTTGAAGATATACTCATAGGTGCAATATCAGATTTACAAACTGGTGGTAATGATAGTATTATTCTAGAAATAGAGAAGTTCTTAACTTCTGCCTTAGAATACAACTATAGCACTAGTGGAGTTGAACAACTATTGATTGCAACTGTCTATGGTGTTGAGCAACTCGAAACTATTGGATTGAAAGCAATAGATAACTTATTATACACACAAGGTGAAGATAATAGTGGTACAGCAGGTGCATACAATTTTGTACATCATAACATTGCTGCTGTTCGTGATTCATTAACATTAAGTGATGCTATATCGGTTAAGAACAGATGGAAAGAGTTAATAGAGATTGCAGTCAATATACTTTCACCTGCTAGAAAAGTTGGTAGAAGTGCTTCTAAGAATTTACTTTACAATAAGAACTACTACTTACAAGAAATACAAACACAAACTCTTGCTCAGTTTGGTGCAGGTTCATGGACTTATGATACATTTGTAACTGATGTTCTTGAAGATATCATACATGATTTACAAACTACAAATATTAGAACCAGTACAACCGCATATCAGATTACTATACAGAGTGTAAGTTCAACAGCATTCCAGTTAGGTGAGGTTGTTAGATCTAACATTGGAGGATATGCTACTATCCTTGAATATGAAGAAGAAACCAACTTCTTAATTGTTGGTGCATTCACAGGAACTGCATGGGTTGCAGGTAATACATTGACAGGTAAGACATCTGGTGCAACTGCTACTATCTCTAGTGGTGGAGTTGGTACTGGATATACTTGGTATACTAAGATTGGAAATACAAGAACTCTTGCTAATGCGAGAACAATAATATCTACTGTTTCTGGTCAAACTGCAGGTACTAACCTTTGGACTAACCCAGAGGCATACTCAGTCAACTGGACTCCTACAACCAATGTAACAATCACAGATAACGTTTCAACTCTTGCTCCTGATGATACTCAGACTGCAGAAGATGTAACTCCTAATAATGGTCAAAATGGTCAACATGAAATTAACAGAGACTATAGTCTAACTGCATTTGAAACATTTGACTCTGGTACAACTACATTCGATAATAATACAGAATCATTCGATACTGGTGCTGTTGGTGCAGGTGAAACTCAGACATTTACCTTCTCTGCATTTGTTAAAGAATCTGGATCACAAGGAATCAGATTCCAAATGCAACTTGATCCAGGTGGTGCAGGTGAACAAAATATATTCTTTGATCTCAATCTTACAAATGGTACTACTGGAACATTATTCACACCTCAAGGTGGTATAACTGGTGATGCATTTGGTGCTATTCCTCTTGGAAATGGTTGGTTCAGATGTTATATTACTGCTACATTCTCCTTCGGATTTACAACCTTAAGGAACAAGTTTATTATTAAGAGTTCTACTGGCGGTAGTGTTTGGACTGGTGATGCTTCTACTGGTATTCTTGTTTGGGGTGCTAAACTTACTAAGAATGCTCTTGATCCATATCAAGCACAAAGTGGTAAGTTATTCTACGCTGATACTGGATTTAACACTAAGAACTACATTCTTGACTTGCTACAAACATATATGTTGGCATCTCTTGATGGTACACTCACATCTCCTGCTCCAAACTCAGGATTCTATTCATTCTATGATAGTACTGCTGCAGCAGACTACAGTAAACCATCTGTTGCTGCAGTTGTCAGATACTTAATCAAGATTATTAAAGATCAATTAGTTGATGATAGTACATACATACAAATCACAACAAATAGAAATATTGAACTTCCAACTAAGGTTTATACTACTGGAAGAACTATACCAGTGTCTATCAAAGGTGGAGCAAATAATGCTGATTATGTTTATGGTTTATTAAGTAACACATACGCTGAAATTGAGAATATAACTCTAAACCAAGGTTATGTTGTTCAAGTATATTCAAGATTTAGAATTGATGGTAATATAACTGATGGTCCATACACAATGAATGAAACTGTTGCAAAACAGGGTGCATCATCTATCACAGGTACTGTGTACGGATTCTTTGAAGATGCTAACTTCAAGTATCTTGATGTTAAGATTACCGCAGGTCCATGGGCAATATCAGATAATGTTGTTGGTGCAACTAACTCTACTACTGCTCAGATTAGTGCTATTGAAACTCGTGTTCACATCATTGATCTTAAGGGTGACTTTGTTGCTGACATCCCATTCAAAGGTTATACATCTGGTGCTATCGCACAACCTACATCATTCTTAAAAGTACAGGCATCTGTAACTGATAACACAGGTGGTAAGTTGACTGTTGATACTGAAACATTATTAGGTTCATTTGAAACTACTGCTGTTGTATATCCAGAGTCTTCTAGACAATACATTGTAGTAAGTAAGTATGCAGGTCTTGATATCGGTGTTGGTGATAGAATTGCATCAAGAGGATATAAGAGATTTGGTATTAACATTATTAGTAATCTTAACAACTTCTCAGTTGGTAACAGACTTTATAAGGTTGTATCTGGTGTTCAAGATTCTGCCACATATGGTATTATCACTGACGTAGATATTGCTAACAACTACGTCTACATGATTGAGTATCAAGGAACATTTACTAATGGTGATCAAATAGGTGATTATGGTTTAGCAGCATCATTCCCAGTTGGATATGCTTCTATCTCAACTATAGTTACAACTGCAGGTGCAGGTGCTGCTCTTGTACAAGACGTTCGTGTTGATGGTATTAACAAGCGTCTATACCTAAGTGATGTTACAGGATCATTTGGTGTTAGAGATGCTATTAAGGGACCAGATTCATACGGTGCTGTTATCTTCTCACAAGTTGATCTTAAGGCAAGAGTCAAGAGATCATTTAAAGGATTTGATGGAACTACAACAACGTTCCCACTTACTATTACAAATGGTACTACTTACCTCCCAGATCCCGCAGGACACCTCCTAATATTCGTTAATGGTATATTGCAACCTCCAGGTGCTACTAACGCATACACAGCGTTCTCCAACCAGATTCAGTTTACTGAACCACCAGATCTAGGAGCATCTTTCACTGGATTCTACATTGGTAAACTAAGACAGTTAGATGATATTTCATTCGAGTTTGACTCATTGAGACAATCATTCAACTTGAAACGTAATGATGTATTCTACTCATTGACACTAACTGATGGTGTACAATCTAGTGTGATAAGACCTGAGAACAACATTATTTGTTCACTCAATGGTGTTATCCAAGAACCTGGAGTTGGATTTGAAATTGTTGGTTCTAGAATTATCTTCTCTGAAGTTCCTAGATTTGGATCAACATTTGTTGCCTTCTCATACGTTGGTTCTGAGGCAGACGTTGACGCTGCTGAAGTTGTACCACCGATTGAACCTGGTGACTTTATTGACATTCAAGGTGAGACTGCAGATAGAGAAGTTGCTGTTATTGAATCATCAAACTCTCTAATCACATTTGATTATCTTGGATCTGTATTCGGTCAAAACGCAACTGCAACTGCGGTCTTGACATCTGGATTCATTGACACAGTTCAAGTTACTAATGGAGGTTCTGGTTACACAACCAGACCTACTGTTAGAATAGATTCCATCTCTGGTTTTGATGGAAATATCCGTGCACTAGTTGGTGTTGCAGGTATTGAACTGAGTGCAACTGGTTCTGGTTACTCAAATCCAGACATCGCTGTTGAGACTTCGGTCCCTGATGACTGGGTTGCTCCAGACATTTCAACTTACGGTGAAGAGTTAGTTGACCCCGAAACCCCATAAATAACTAAAATTGTAGCGAACAATGGCAAAACAGTCGATAGGTCTAGGATCTGCTGCTAACGACAACACGGGAGATACCCTGAGAGTCGGAGGCGATAAGGTCAATGACAACTTTAATGAAATATATACCGCACTAGGAAATGGTACGACACTTACTGTCGATACCACAAACCCTGCTGTGGGACAGGTATTAAGATATAACGGTAGTACATTTCTACCATCAGATTACACTAACCTCACTGCAGCGTTGGATGTAAATGGAAACTCTATTGTTTCTTCAAGTAATGGTAATATTGCAGTTGCTTCAAATGGATCTGGAGACATCACTCTCGCTGCAGGTGGTGTTACTTCTACATTCGATGGTGCTACTGGAACTATTCTCTTTCCCACATCAATAACATATGATAATGAATATAGTGCATTAGGTGGTGCTCCTGCAGTTGGAACGTATAGAGGATATTTCTTTACAGTAAGTGGTGATGATAATCCATATGTAAATATGAATATTACTGCAGGTGGTGTAGGTAATGCTCAAGTAAAATTAGTAACTGAAAAATCAAGTATAAATTTATTATCCGACGTCGATACAACTACAACACCTCCTAATAATGATCAAGTTTTAAAATGGAGCACTAGTAGTAGCAAATGGTTACCTGCTGATGATGCTGCAGGTATTGGTAGTATTAACGTATTCGCCTCTGTTGCAGGTGACACTGGATCTACAACTGCTAACAGTCAAACAGACACACTAACTATTGCAGGTGGTACTAACATTACTACTGCAGTTGTTGGAGACACTGTAACAGTGAACTTCTCTGGAACTTTGACAACAACACTTGCTGCTCTGACTGATACTAATACATCAGGTTTAACTCAAGGTGATATGTTGTACTGGTCTGGATCTGAATGGATTCCAACTCCTACATCTGGTCCTATCATTTGGTATGAGGTAGGTGCACCTGTAGAGAACGCAAGTAGTGACTTCCTAATCAACGGACCTGGACTTCCTGCAGGAGAAAACCGTGACCCAACGCTGTATCTGCATAGAGGATTTACTTATGCATTTGATAATACAGTTGAGGGTGGAGGACACCCATTTAGGATTCAATCCACACAGGGTTTATCAGGAACACCATATACAACAGGACAGACTGGTAGTATAACTGCAGTATTATACTGGACAATTCCTTTTGATGCTCCATCAACTCTTTATTATCAATGTACACTCCATGCTGCAATGCAAGGAACCATTAACATAGTATCATAATAAATGGCAAGAACTGTCCCAGGGTCAGGTGCGAGTATTGAACCAATCTTTGATGAAGTTTTCGGTGTTCGTGCAGTAAAAGTTTTAAACGGAGGATCAGGTTATTTACAATCTGATCCACCTAGACTTACTGTGACTGGTTGTGGTACACCAACTGTAGAAGCATTATTATATCCAATCATCGATTCTGGTGGTCAGATAATCCATGTAAGAGTTTTAGAGAGGGGAAGTGGATATGATCCATTACGTTTACAGATCATTCCAGAACAAGAAACACCTAACGTAGTAAATTCATTTGATTTTAATAGAATATGGCAGCGTCATCCTAACTCATTAACACAGGGAACGTTCGCTACAACTGGTACACCACCAGTAACAACTGATAGATTAACTATCGTATCGGATAATCATCCCAAACCTTCACAGGTTTATGTAAATGAAAGACAGCCTGGAGGTTCTACAGATATTCTTGATAGAACTTTTAATCAAGAGTTTGTATTTCGTGGTGGTAAAGATGTCCCAAATCCAGGGACAAGAGAATTTCAAAACAATAAGGCAGTTGGTATATTAGCAAATGGTGGTCTATTACACACTGCTGATTGGGGTACAGCAGGTAATGCACCCACAAACTTACCGATTGATGTAATAAAATATGATTATGTAAAAAATACAAGTGCATATGATACTATACTTGATAGTCAAGTACATTACTACCATACTAGCAAAACTATAGATGAGTTTAAAATTGGAAAGGGTGTATTTGAGTGGGGTCTATTAAGAGTATTCATTTGGAATATTAAAGTAGAATTTGATAATGTGATGTTACTTGTAGATCAGATTGATGAAACATTAGGTAATATAGAAGTTGGTAGAATAGTAGATGAAATATCAGGAACTGGTCGTGGAACTATTGCAAAAATTGTTAGAAATAGTCTAGGAGTTATAACCAGAGTATACTTGAGAGCAACAAGTGGTGCTGCTTTTCAAGATCAAGATTTATGTTTAGGTTCAAATGGATTTAAGTTTAGAGTGGCAAATACTCCTATTACTTTTCCTAATGGTTTGTTTTATATCGACTTTGGTACTAATGCAAGTGAGTTTGGTTCTTTTGTATCAGGTCAATACTATCTTGCTCCAGAAGATATTAAAGTTCACCAGAATAATCTCATAATATGGAATCAATCAGATAGTTCAAATAGTCAAGGTAATGCACCACATCCTATGCGGTTCTCTACAACTGCAGATGGAACTTTAAATGGTGGTACATTATATTACACAAGCACAGGATCATCAGGAAACGTTGTTGCAGATTACGAAAATAACTTGCAACCATGGTTCATCATGAATGGTGATGAGACGCAGAAAATATATTATTATTGTGCTAATCACAGATATATGTCAGGATACGCAGGTGACGAAGGTTACATGCAACTTGATACTGCAACACAAACTGGAACAGCAGGAGTTACTCCGAATACATATTATATCCAGGGTTATTATGGTACTGCAGCAGCAGGAACTTTAGATTACTCTAGATACGCAGATGGTCACTCCAGGATCATTGGTATGTCCTTTGATGGATATCCAATATACGGACCATGGGGATATAATTCTTCTGGCGTTGCAGCAAGGGAAACTTCTAGTTATAGACTAAGAAATACTGCTGAACTGCAAGGTGCCAGACCGATTGTAAACACTGCAGCAACAGAAACTTATACAGTTACCGTTGCAGGTGGTCAGTTTGCATTCAATGGATCATCACCTGAGTTTTTAAATTTAAAAAGGGGAAGAACGTATATATTCAACCAAGACGACGCAAGTAACACAGGGTCGAATCATATACTTATATCAGCGCAAACCGACGGTTGGCATTCAAGCAATCCAGTAGTTATTGGTCAGACATCTCTCTTGTATACGGGTCAAGGGATAACTTATCAGATTAATGGTAGTACAGTTACATATCAACAGTATCTCAGTGGATTCAATGCTGCTTCTAGTCGGTCACTAACATTTACAGTTCCTGTAGATGCACCTTCCGTCCTATACCTTTTTGGATATATTGCCTCTGGTTATGGTCTAAGACTTGTTAACGATGGTTATATTCTTGGAGACCTCACATCAGATTATATTTACGATTCTACTGTAGGAACTTTAGATGAATATAATGGTAAGTTTGGTGTAACACCAGAGTATCCTAACGGAACTTATGCTTATTATATGACAGAGGATAGTAGTGGTAATCCCACATATCCTTATGCTATAGGTCCAAAATATTATGGTACTCCTATATTTGAAGGTGATACAGTCCCTGCACAACCATCAGTATTTCCATCATTAGCAAGTGGAGATGTTGTATTAGATGCGAACGGAGCAGTTGCGTATGTAAAAATGACCCTTAAGGGTGATAACTATTTCGGTCCTGCAAAATCAAAAATATTAGGTGGACAAGGAAGTGGTGCTTTAGGAACTCCTATAGTTCAGACTGTTACTGGTTTATCTCTACTCAATCAAGGTAGAAGTTATGCAACTCCTCCAACACTTATCTTTGAAGGTGGTGGTGGACAAGGTGCACAAGGTGCTGCTGAAATTGATACACTAGGTAAGGTCACATCTGTTAATATTGTAAATCCAGGTGAGTTCTATCAAGAAGAACCTTACATTCTTGTATCAGGTGGTGGAGGTATAGGTGCAAAAGCACAAGCAACTATATCACAGGGTGCTATTACAGGCATTAATATTACCGATCCAGGTGAAGGATATACTTCAGTACCTAATATCATATTCACAAAACTTGTAAATCTTAAACGTAAGACTAGAGCAAGACAGGCATTTAACTCATCAGCAATATATCTCACAGGTCTTGTAAAAGATGTTAGTGCAAATGATACTAACATATATGTTGACTCTACTGCAGCATATCCAGGATCAGGTCAAATAATAGTTAACAAGGAAACTATCACATATACATCTAAAGCAACAGGTGTATTTGGTGGTATTACTAGAGGTGTTAATTTTAACTATGATCAAAGAGTTATATTAGATGGTAATCAAAACGATTCTACTACTGGTGTATCAAACTATAAATTTAACGTTGGTGATAGAGTTATACGTCGTGTTGAAAGTGCAAACAACAAAGTTGCTAAAGTATATGACTGGAATGCTGAAACTAGAGAACTTTTAGTTACATTTGAAGTTGATGAACTAGCATTTATTGATGGTGGTAGAGCAGCAACTGAAGATGCTATCGTACAGTTTGATGGAGGTGTTGCAGCATCATCTGGATCTGGAATTTTACCACACGTTGTTATTGATTCAACAGGAAATAATATTATAACATTAACAGATCCTATTGGAACGATAGTAGATAAAGCATTTAGAGATACTGACGAAAACGCAGGAGCAGGAGATGGTATAGCAGATCTAGTCAATACGTCAACTGATTATGCTAACCAAATTAGTCTTGATGGTGGTATATACAGTTCACTTTATGGTATTGAGGAGACTCAAGGTGGTACTAACACAACTCTATTCCAAGTTGGTGACAACATTAAAGATGGTGACATACCATTTAAGTATGCTACAGTTACTTCTGCAGGTGGATTGAGTGATGGTGTTGCACATACTGCTATCCTAGATATAACATTAGATATATCAGGTGGAACTGCTACAAATTATCAAACCAATGAGGTTGTAACTGGTTCAATTTCTGGAGTACAAGCAACTGTTGTTTCTTGGAATTCTCAAACTGGACTGTTACAAGTTAAGGATATAGTCCCTTATAATACTAGTAATGTTAACATTGGTATTGGTGGATTGCTATATGAGTTCTCTCAAAATAGCAGTGTAGTTGACTTTATCATTTCAAATCCTGGAACTAACTATACTGGAGTCCCAACAATAGCAATAGAAAATACAGGAGATATACAGGCAACTGGTACTGTAGTTATGACGACTGCAGGAGATCAAGTTGCTTCAATCACCATTAATAATGGAGGGTATGCAATCCCTCAAACGGTAGATGGCACCTACGCTTTACACCCAACTGTAACATTTACAAATGCGAGTGGAGATACAACAGGTGCGAATGCTGCTGCACAAGCAGTATTAGGTGGAGAGAACCTTGTAGGTAATGGTGGAGCAACCTATAGGATAAAGAGCATTGCATATCTTACAACAGTTCGCTCGTAACTACGATAAATAAACAGGAGGACAATAGTATCCGCAAATGGCAGCCCTATTAACAGACCAGTTTAGAATTTTTTCTGCGAAAAAGTTTATTAAAGCATTAGAAGGTCCTGACTCAACTCAATCTGACACAGTAGCAGGTACAACGAGAGATCGTTTGTATCTGTTTATTGGAAGACCACAACCGTGGGATAATGAAAACTCACCGCCTCAAGCGGTGGACTCATTCTCTGAGTTCTCAGGTTCTTATGACGACATGGTATCGATGAAGCGAGTACTTGCTTCTGATACCGTGCAAGTTTGTCGTAGAATTGACTGGATATCCCCAGAACAAACTACTGGTGGACTTGGTTTCACTTACGATATGTACAGACATGATTATAGTCCATCCAAAACTGCTGCCTCTGGTGCGACTAAACTTTATGATTCTGACTTCTATGTTGTAAACTCCCAATATCAAGTATACAAATGCATCTATAATGGAACATCTCCGTCCGATCCAAATGGTAAACCTAGCACTGTCGAGCCTACTGGTACTAGCACTAGCATCATCACTACTGGTGATGGGTATCGTTGGAAGTACATGTACACTATTCCAGTTGCAAGCGTTCTTAAGTTTTTCTCAAACGATTACATGCCCGTCTTTACCAACACTGCTGTTCAAACAAACGCAGTCTCAGGTGAAGTCGATACTGTTGTTATTAACGCTGCAGGGTCTGGTTACAACAATGGAACCTATGATAATGTAGCGATCAACGGTGATGGAACTGGTGGTCGTGTATCAATCGTTGTAGATGGTGGTAAAGTTATCTCTGCTACTGTTACATCTGGTGGTACTGGATATACATTTGGTAAAATCACTATCGATAACATTACTGGTATTGGTACTGGTAGTGGTGGACAAGTTGACGTAATCCTTCCCCCTCCTGGTGGACACGGTTTTGGTGCTGTTACTGAAATTGGTGCATTTAGGGTAATGATCAATGCTAAACTCTCATACGATGAGGGTGCAGGTGACTTCCCTGTTGATAACGATTACCGTCGTATTGGTTTGATTACAAACCCACTTAAATTTGGTACATCAGAACTTATCTCTGACTTGACGATATCCTCTGCTAAAGCGGTTATCTTCTCTCCTACATTCCAAGGTAACTACGTTCCTGATGAAATTATTACACAATCACGAGTCGTTGGTGGTACAACAGTTACTGCTAGAGGTCGTGTTATATCATGGAATGCTACAACTAAAGTTCTAAAATATTATCAGAACTCTGTTGACGGTATATTCCCAGAAGTTACTGGTACACAGAATGAGTTTGATGGTTCTAACGTAGTCAGTGGGGCAACCTCTGGTGCTGCGGGACAACCTGATGTAAACTTCCCTGCTGTTCCAAACTCATCTTCTAGAACTATTAACAACACTGAATATGACTTAGGTATGAAGTTCAATAATGGGTATGCAAAACCCGAAGTTGCTTCAAACTCTGGTGACGTTGTGTACATAGATAATAGGAGATCAATCAGTCGTGCGAACGACCAAGTAGAAGATATTAAAATCGTAATCGAGTTCTAATGGCACAAAACACCAATCTAAACGTCACCCCATATTACGACGACTTTGATAAAACGAAAAACTTTTATCGAGTGCTATTTCGTCCTGGATTTCCAATCCAAGCGAGAGAACTTACTACCATGCAGTCTATACTGCAGAATCAGGTAGAGAACGTCGGATCACATCTATTCAAAGATGGATCAATGGTTATTCCAGGTCAGATAGGATATGATCTAAATGTCGATGCTATCCAGTTACAAGAGTCATTCTTAGGTGCCGATGTAGAGAATTATCGTACACAGTTGACTGGTAAAATTATTGAGGGTCTTACATCTGGTGTAAAAGCAAAAGTATTATTCAGTATATCTGCAACAGAATCATCAAAAGGTTATATCACATTATATGTTAAGTATATTGAGTCTGGTGGTACAGGAAACACTCAGTCTACTTTTTCTAACAACGAACAGTTAATAACAGATACAGAAATAACATTTGGTACAACTTTGATTGAAGTTGGATCACCATTTACTCAACTACTTCCCACATCTGCTTTACAAGTTGGATCAGTAGCATACATACAAGATGGTGTATTTTTCATCAGAGGTTTCTTTGTTGATGTAGCATACCAGTATTTACTATTAGATCAGTATGGAAGCAACCCCTCCTATCGTATCGGACTTGACATACAAGAATCAATTATCACTCCAGAGGATGACTTATCCCTCAATGATAATGCTGCAGGAACATCTAACTATGCTGCTCCTGGTTCTCATAGATTTAGAATCACAACAAGATTAGTTAAGAAACTACTTACAGATGATGCTGATAAAGATTTCCTAGAACTATTAAGAATCAACAACAGTAAAGTTGAAAAACTTGTTGATAGAAGTGCATATGATGAACTAGAAAGATCATTAGCAAGTAGAACTTTTGAAGAGTCTGGTGATTATGTTGTAAAAGATTTTGCTATTACAACTAGAGAGAACCTTGATGATGGATTTAATAACGGTGTATATGCAGCAAGTAGTACAACTGCAACTGGTAATACTGCTGCAGAAAGATTGTATGCCATGGAGTTTGGACCTGGAACTGCATACGTTAGAGGATATAGAGTTAAAACATTATCGCCAACATATGTTGACTTAGACAAACCAAGAGATACACAATCAGCACAGAACACTATCATACCATTTGAAATGGGTAATGATGTTGTTGTAACAAATGTCTACGGTTTTCCTAATGCAACTGGATCTACATTATCAAACGCATATCAAACTATTGAACTGAGAGATGACTTTACATCTTCTGGTGGTACTGGTGCGGGGAATGTTGTAGGTTTCGCAAGACTTGCTACTATGGAGCATACTTCTGATGGTGACAATACAACCTTTGGTGATGCTGATGACACATATAAAATGAATCTATTTGATGTACAGATGTTTACTGTCATCGAATTAGCAACTGCACAGACTATAGACCTAGGATCACTATTAGTTGGTGCTACATCTGGTGCGAGAGGATACCTTGTAAATGCTTTGAGTGCTGCTGATCACGCCACATTATATGGTGTAGAAGGTACATTTGCTGTCGGTGAAATGATAACAGTTGATGGTTTAAACAAAGATACTATTGAGGTTGTACATTCATATAATTTCTCAGATACAAGACAACTTTTAGCAAGAGATGAAAGTTCAAATGCTGTAGAATTTACTTCTGATATCATACTCAATGATAATATAGGGGTTCAAGGTTCACAGTTTACTTATGATGCTACAGGTAGTGCTGAAAAGATTACTGGTTTACAATCAAACTTTGCTTTAGATTTAAAACCTGGAGACAAAATATTATTCAACACAACTAAATTTGTTACTGTAGATAAAGTTAACCCTGCTGCTTTGACTGGTAGTCAAAACTCTACTATCTTTGATTATGCTGCACAAACAGTAAATGTAACCCCTGGTGCAGGTAGTGCTGCTCCTACTGCAGGAGATTATCCTGCTCTACTAAGACAACGTGCTAAGTTAAACAATATTGATAATGCCGATCTTCTTAGTGCAATGCCTAAGAAATATATTAAGAGTATATCTGACGAATCTATGATCGTTAGAAGAACATTTGATGCTAGATCAGTTGCTTCAAACTCAATATCAATTACTCTACCTGCTAATGAACAGTTCCAATCCATCTCCGATGAGAACTATACAATCACAGTTCTTGCAGGTTCAAACTCTACTCACCCAGTTGGTGATCAGATCACTATCAATACTACCTCTAGTAGTGCTATTGGTTATACCACGTTCACCTCTGCTGATAGAACTACTATCCAGATTGAAAACTTAACAAGTATTACTTCTGTTAAAGTTACTGCGACAATATCTAAGAACGTTACAACTAAGAAAACAAAAGCAGGACAACAGATGTTTGTTATCAAGGTTAACAAAACAATCGAGAACCTTGACAAGCAAAACTATGGTTTAGTATATTCAAACTTATATGGAACTAGAGTACAAGATAGAGACCTGTCTCTTGGTCTCGTAGACTCTTATAGATTACATGCTGTATATGAATCTAATGATGATAATGATCCAATCATACCTAGTGTAACATTAGTAGAACCAACTTTCTTTGCTACAGGAACTATCGTAACTGGTAGAACTTCTGGTGCAAGAGCAAAGGTTGTTGCATTTAGTTCTGGTACCTTAAAATTAAGTCTAGTTTACATTAGCGGTGCACTACAAGCAGGTGAAACTATTGATGGATTTGATAGTGCAAATACTGCAATCAATGCTATTATTAATGACTCTGCAGGATCTGTTATTGTAGGATCAAAAGTTATTACAGATAACTACTTCCTAGAAGTTGCACAAACAAACTTCATGTACGATCAGTCAAGAATTGTGCGTAAGAAAGGCGTATCAACACCTATCAGAAAAGTATTAATGGTTGTTGATTACTACACTCACTCTGCAACTGGTGATTATTTCGGTGGTCAATCATATCTCGATACAACTTATAATGATATTCCATTCTTCGGTACAAAATATCTTGCCGATTATCTAGACTTTAGACCTTCATCTAAGAATCTTTATAGTGGAACTGGTACAGTAGCATCTCCTGCATATGTTAACTGTTCAACATTTGACTTTAAGTCAAGAGTATTCAATGTATCTGGATCTCCAAATGCTACTATATTTGATGTTCCAAAACTTAATAGTAACTTCCGAGCAGACTTTGACTGGTATCTACCTAGAATTGATAAAGCATTCTTAACACCTGCAGGTGAGTTCCAAATAGTTAAAGGTAAATCATCTGAGTCACCTCAAGAACCTGATGATCTAAAAGATGGTATGCTTCTAGCAACCATGTCACATAAACCATATGGTTTTGATGCAGAAACTGATGTAGTTATTACTAGATCGGATAATAAACGCTATACCATGAGAGATATTGGTGGTCTTGAACGTAGATTAGATCAAGTTGAGTATTATACATCACTTAATATGCTTGAGGCTGATACTTTCAATACTAAAATTATTGATGTTGATGGTAAAGATAGACTTAAGAATGGATTTATTGTTGATGATTTCTCTGATCATAGTAAATCTCAGACATCACATGAAGATTTTGCTGCTGCATTATCATTTTCAGACGGTCAGTGTCATCCTTCACACTATACAACTAACGTTGCATTACAAGTTAATACAACAGTATCTCAAAACTATCAGCAAACGGGTCCTTGTATAACTCTGCCATACACTGAGTTGACTATTATTGAACAACCATATGCTTCTAGAGTTGAGAACATTAACCCATTCAACGTATTTACTTACATTGGACGTGTTGATTTAACTCCTGCATCTGATGACTGGTTAGAAACACAACGTTTACCTGCACAGGTACAACAAGTAGAAGGTGATTTCCAAGCAGTATCATCAGAACTTCGTGTTGACCAAAATGGTTTTGCTCCTATCCAATGGGGTGCATGGAGAGATCAGTGGACAACATCTAGAACTGTTGCAAGTACAACTACAAGAAATAATTTCTGGTTAGCAGAAGATATCGGTAGATCACCTAGACCTGATGTATGGAGTGGTCGTGGTATGAGACGTGTTAATAGAGAAGAAACTATTGCTACTACAGTTAGACAAAGAAGAACTGGTATTAGATCTAGAGTTATCCCTAGAATTGATAGACAGTCACTAGGAGATAGTATTATATCTGCTACACAGATTCCATGGATCAGATCTAGAAACGTTAAAGTTAATGTTGAAAGACTAAAACCAAGAACTCGTTTCTACGGATTCTTTGATGGTAGAAAAGTTAGTGATTATATGACACCAAAATTAGTTGAACTGATTAAGAACCCTGCTACAGATGCTCGTACAAACTCTACTCCATTCATCCCAGGAGAGACTGTGAGAGGTCAAACTAGTGGTTGTGTTCTAAAGGTAGCAGCACCTAATGATTTGTATAACTTTAACCCATATGATGATACAGCAATGCCTACATCATATGCTTCTACTACAGCATTCGTAAACATCAATACTGATGATCTTGCTGCACAGGCAGTTGGTTCATTCTACGGTAATGTGATTGTTGGTGAAGTATTGGTTGCTGATTCTGGTGCTAGAGCAGTTGTTAAAGATCGTAGATTAATCTCTGACAGATTTGGTAAGATGGGAGCATCATTCTTTATTCCTCCTTCTGCTGTAGACACCAATCCACGTTGGGCAACTGGAACTAGAACTCTTAGATTCTCAACATCTGATAGTGATTCTAGAATAGGTGGTGCAGTAGCATCATCTGCTGAAGCAGAATATGAAGCAAGAGGTACATTGAACAGAGTTCGTGAAAACATCCTTGCTGTTAGAAACGCTGAAGTTGTTCGTGATACAACTACACAAGAAAGAAACTTCAATACAATCAGAACTGAGACAAGACAGGTTGGTTGGTATGACCCTCTTGCACAGTCATTTATTACTGACGAAGAAGGTGGTGTATTCTTAACTTCTGTTGAAGTATACTTTAAAACTAAAGACGCAAACATTCCTGTTTCTATGCAGGTCAGAACAATGGAAAATGGATATCCTACAACAAGTATCCTACCATTCTCTGATGTAACTCTTGAACCATCTGTTATTCAGTTATCTGAAACTGCTGCTGTTGCGACTAAATTTACATTTAAAGCACCTGTTTATATCCCACAATCTATAGAACATTGTTTTGTTCTCCTATCTGACTCCAATACATACACGGTTTGGATATCTAGAATGGGTGAGGTTGATATTACTGGTGACAGAACTATATCTGAGCAACCATATGCAGGTGTTCTATTCAAATCACAGAACGCATCTACTTGGACTGCTGATCAGTATGAAGATCTTAAGTTTAAAGTTAATAGAGCAGAGTTTAATACTGGTGCTAGTTCTATAGTAACGTTAAATAATGCTCCTCTTGATATTGGTAATGGTGGTAAGTTAACCCTTGCATCAGATCCAGTACAAACATTCTTACCAGAACAAGATTTACTTCTAAACTCAACTTCTCTACCTTATACAGTTGGAGCGAGAATATATCAGAAGACAACTCTTGCACAAGGTACTATTGCTAAGAGAACTGATAATGCAGGTGGTGTAATATTAACAGTAAAAGATATCACTGGATCATTCCAAGCAGGTTCTAATACTGGTGGTGTTATTACTCAAAGAATTGTTTCATCTAAAACTACTGCAACTATGGTTGTTAGTGGTGCATCTGGTGACTTTACTGTCGGTGAGACAATCACAGGTAACTCAGCAACAACTCCTACTGCTGAAGTTGTAACATGGACTGCAGGATCAAATACATTAACATTGAGATATGTCTCTACTGAGTTTACTCCCTCTAGTGAAACAATCACTGGTGGAACATCAACTGTTACTGCAACTGTAAGTTCTATAACTTATGCAGGTGACGCTGTTGAAGCAAGTGCAATATCTGACGCATACCCAACTGCAACTCCAACATTCTCAGCAACACAAAGAAAAGTAAGATTTGCACACAGTAATCACTGTATGTACAGTGCTTCAAACAACGTTATTATCACTGGTGTAAAATCAGAAGTATCTCCAACATACTTAACTGCTGCTATATCAGCAACTGATACTACGGTAAACGTAAACGATGCTTCTGCATTCCATCAAGTTATTAATGGTAATGCAATAAGTTCTACTGTAAAAGGATATGCGAGAATCATTAGTGATGCAGGAACTGAAATTGTATCTTATACAGCAATATCAAGTGACTTTAAGACTATAACAGTATCAGAAAGAGGACTAGATGGAACATCTGGAGTATCACACGTTGACGAATCAATTGTTGAATGCTATAACCTTGATGGTATACCACTAATCGAGATTAATAAAACTCATACTGGTATATTGAATCCAACATTAGATACTTACGAGATATCTACAACATCTATTGCTAGACTTGGTATTAGATCTGGTGGTACAGGAGTTGTTGCAACACAAAATATACAGTATGATATCTTAGTTCCTCAAATCGAGAGAATGTTATTACCTCAAACAGGTGTAACTGCAAGAATTAATGGTATAAGTGGTACATCAATCAATGATGGTCAAACAAGATTACAAGAATCATTTGCAAATGATGGTGTATTCTCTGACATTATATTGAGTGAAGATAATCAACTACTAGCACCTCAACTTATATGTTCAACAATCAATGAATCATCTGAGCTCTCTGGTGCTAAGTCATTTAGATTAGATCTAACAATGACTAGTGGTAAATCTAATGTATCTCCTGTTCTTGATACGGATAGGATGTCAATGACATGTGTTATGAATAGGATTAATAGTCCTGCTGATCCTAACACAGCTAAACAATCTGTTGGTGATTTACACGATGGTGTGTATATAACTCGTGCTGCAGATCTTTCAAATCCCTCTGGTGCATTGAAAGTTATGTTTGCAGGTTATCGCCCAAGTAACACTTTCATAAAGGTCCTATATAGAATACGACCTACTGGATCAACAGATTCAATCGAAACATTTGGATTTGAGTTCTTCCCAGATTCTTCAGCATCAACACCTTCGACTACAGAAACTTTCGTTTTCAAAGATTACGAATATGAAGTCTCTGGTTTGAGTTTCGACCAGTATCAAATCAAGATTGTATTTGTTTCACCAAATCAATCTTCAGCACCCATCATTGAAGACTTCCGAGCAATTGCTCTCGCTGTATAATGTATCAACCTGTAAAAGGAAAAGATAACTGGTTTCGTGATTCACAAAGTGGATCATTTGACTGTGTTGATGAATCCACTTACGACAAATACATGAAATCACATGCAGCAAGTAAGAAAGCAAAAGAAGATTTTTCTACTTTACAAAACGAAGTTAATGGGTTAAAATCAGATATGAGTGAAATAAAATCACTCTTACTAACGTTAGTTCAAAAAACATCATGACAACATCAGCACCTGCAGAGGCACCTGTTGAAAAGGTCTCACAAGATGAGATGCTTAAACAGTTCAAAGATCGATACGCAGCATTGATCAAAGAAAATCAAGATCTTACAGCAAAGATCAAGGAAAATGAAGTGACTGCTTTAAAACTCCAAGGAGCAATAGAAACCCTAGAGTATTATGGAGCAGCACCTGAGGTAACAGAAACAGTACCAGAAACTCCAGAATTGACAGATTAAGTTGAAGGGGGGTCTAGAACCCCCTTCTTTCTATCATAAATAACTTGGAAGTGTAATCCCTATAGAGTTATAACTCAAAAATGGCAAATAGACTACAATTAAGAAGAGGTGGCGCACAAGAATGGGCAAACTCTAACCCAACTCTTGCACAAGGTGAACTTGGCATCGAACTTGATACTGGAAGGTTCAAGATTGGTGACGGTGTAACTGCGTGGAATACTCTGACTTATGAGAGACCTGTTGAATCTACTTCTAACACTGCAAATACATTAGTACAAAGGGATGCTGATGGTAATTTTGCTGCAGGTACTATTACTGCAACTCTTATTGGTAACTCTTCTACTTCTGCTAGACTTGCTTCAACTAGACAGATCCAACTTTCCAGTGATGTACTAGCAACTGGTGTATTTGACGGATCACAGAACTTAAATTTAACTGCTGCATTAGCACTTCAATCAACACTACCTCATTACGATGGTTCAGCATCTGCTACAGGAACTTATACTAAAGTAACAGTTGATGCGAAAGGAAGAATAACAAACGCTTCAAACCCAACAACACTTGCAGACTATAATCTTAATGGAACTGTAGAAGGATCTTCTGCTCAACCATATGACTTAGACCTTGTTGCAATTGCAGGTCTTACTACTACAGGTTTGATATCTAGAACCTCTGGTGGTGCAATGGCAACCAGAACAATTACTGGAACGTCAGGAAATATATCAGTAAATAATGGAGACGGTGTATCAGGAAACCCAACTCTAGATATCATTACAACTGCTGTTACAGCAGGTAACTATAATACGGAATCCCTGACATCCGTATCTGGAGCAGGTGGAAGTGGAGAACCCTTTGGTACTGCTACAGTTAACGCTACTAAGTTCACTGTTGATGACCGTGGCAGACTAACATCTGCGACAAATGTACCAATCGCTACTGCTGCAGAAGGTAGTAAGTACGCTAGCTACAGTGCAGGTACAACTTACGTTAGATATGACATCATTGCTAACGCATCAAAGGTTTATCAAGCAATCCAAGGAATCGCAGCAGGTAGTGGTGCTCCCACTCATACTAGCGGTGACTCTGGCGGGTGGCGATATCTCGCTGCCGAGGCAACAGAGCAGAAAGGATTGGCTAGTTTTGCACAGGAAGATTTCGACGTTGACAGCAATGGGCACGTCACGATCTCCTCCTTAGGAGTTGACAACACTCAACTACAAAATAATAGAATTGGATTTGCTGACGGTAATACAATAGAGACTTTTGAACTAGATCAAGAACTTACAGCAACATCTGGATACAGAGGATTTAACTATCTTAACTACGTTAAAGTAAACAACACTTCTGGTAGTTTACTTTTCGGTGCTAACAACACAGGAGATAGTGGAAATGGAGAGGTAGATATAAATGTAAAAACATTATTCAGTGATCCAGATTTCATTCTAGATGGTGCTACAGCACAACAGATTGATAAGACTGGTGATGGTGATTTCAATATAGAACTAACACAGAACAGTTCTTCTGCTAGAAACCTTACTGTTGCTTCTACAAACGCAGGATCTGGCACAAGTACATTAACTCTTACTGCAGAAGATGTCGTTGATATTGATGCATCTGCTGCTACTGGTAAAGTTCATATTGAAAATGTAAGAGTTCAAACAAACTATATTGGATCAACAGATTCAACCTTACACCTTGACCCAGGTGATGATAGAGCAATAACAGGGTTAGTACGAGTTCACGGAGATTTTCAAGTAGATGGTACGACGACGACAATTAATTCAACAGTTACAACAGTGGATGATCCCATCATTACTCTTGGTGGGGATTCTGCTCCTGCTAGTGATGACAATAAAGATCGTGGGGTTGAGTTCAGATATTACGACTCTCAAGCAAGAGTTGGTTTCTTTGGTTACGACGACAACTACACCGACCTTGGAGGACATGTCGGAGGATTCACATTTTTACACGACGCCACAAATACTTCTGAGGTCTTTAGCGGAACAGCGAGTGGTATAACTGCAGGTAACTTAAAACTTACAACAAACACAAACTCAACATCTAATACTACTGGAGATTTGGTAGTTGCAGGTGGTGCAGGTATAGGAGATGATGTTAATATTGGTGGTCTACTAGATGTTGATGGCACATTCAGAGCAAACAGCACATCTAGATTTGATGATAATATTGTTTTACAAGGTGCTTCTAAGACATTACAACTAAACAATGGATCTGGAACTACTAAGATTGAGTTCCAATCTACAACTGGTAATGCATCTATTACAGGTATAACTGATATTACAGGCAACCTTAACGTTAACACTAACAAGTTTAACGTTGTTGCTGCTTCTGGTAACACAACTATTGCAGGTACATTGGGTGTTACAAGCATTGCTACCTTCTCTAATAATATTGATGCAAACGGTGACGTTGCAATATCAGGTAACATTCACTCAGAAAGCACAAATGATATTACTGCTGCCAAGAACGGAACATCTGGTGCTTGGGAGATCCAATCAAATGATTATGGTTCATTAAGAGTTGACGGTGGTGCATACGTTGCAGGTTCTGCTCTGATTGATGGTACGTTACACGTTAACGGTCCTCTTGAGATTAAGGATAGTGCAACAGAAACTGAATCTAGATTGAACTGGTTGAGAGTTAGATACAGAGGTCGTTTTGGTGACAGTTACCAAGCATCTCCATCTTATGCATCTCATAACTTCTCTACCTTAAAGGCACATGGTGGTGCAGGTATTATGAAATCCTTGTACGTTGGTGCTACAGGGTCAGGTGAAGGATTCTACGTTGGTAAACTAAACAGTGGAGATACTGCTAAGTTCTCTGTTGTTGGTGCATCTGGAAATACAGATATTCAAGGTACACTTGACGTTGCAAGTAATACAAATATTAATGGCACACTAGACGTTGATGCAGACTTCGCTGTTAGAAACGGAACTACTGATAAGTTCTTCGTTGACAATGTAACTGGTAATACTAATATTGAGGGAAGTCTAACTGCTGATGGTCACACAGAATTAAATAGCACTCTTAACGTTGATAGTAATACAACACTTGGTGCACAACTTACAGTAACTGGTAACTCCGAGTTCAACGGAACTGTAGATGTTGATGCAAACTTTGCAGTCAGATCAGGTTCAACTGATAAGATGACTGTTGCATCTTCCACAGGTAACATTGCAACTGATGGTACACTAACAGTTCAAGGTGAAACACAGATCATTGACTCTCTA